TTACGCCTACATCAAGCTCAACGCCGACAAATACTGTATCGCCCACAAATACAATAACACCTACGAACACGGTAACGTCGACAAGTACTGTTACGCCCACTCAAACACCCACGAATACAATAACACCCACGAATACAATAACACCAACGAACACAGTAACATCAACACAAACACCTGTGAATACGCAAAGTCCAACAAACACAATCACACCAACTAATACGAACACATCATCGCAAACACCTACTAATACTGCTACACCCACAAACACGGTAACCCCTACACAAACACCTACTAATACGGTAACATCCACAAACACGGTAACCCCTACACAAACACCTACAAATACGGTAACACCCACAAACACGGTAACCCCTACACAAACACCTACAAATACGAACACATCATCTCAAACGCCTACAAATACAATAACACCCACGAATACTGTAACTCCGACGAACACGATAACACCCACAAACACAGTTACACCTACGAACACAGTTACGCCGACAAATACGGTAACACCTACAAATACAGTTACACCGACTAATACACCGACAAGGACGGTAACACCTACAAATACGGTTACGGCTACAAATACTCTAACACCTTCTAACACTCAAACACCTACAAATACAACAACGCCCACTTCTACTGTAACACCTACAAATACAGTTACCCCAACTAATACGCCGACAAGTACGGTAACGCCAACTAATACACTTACGAGAACGGTAACACCTTCAAATACGCCTACTAATACTCCAACACCATTTTGTTATGCGGTTACGATAAAATATAGTAATGTAAGTTTAGTTAATGCTTGTGATTCGACATCAACAACAACAGTATATTTGAAAACACCTAATATACAACCAGAAAGTGTTTTATATAGCAGCAACTCGGCATGTTTACAAAATGTTACCTCCGACCCAGTTAATATACGTTCTACCTATGGCGTTTATATATCAGAAAATAATCTTTCTTGGGAGACTGATTATTTTAGTTTAAATTATGTTGTAGGTATTCCGTATAATTGTATTCCGCCATCACAAACACCTACTAATACTGTAACACCTACGAATACGCCTACTTTTAGCGTAACCCCCACGAATACACCCACTTCTACTGTAACCCCCACGAATACGCCTACTTTTAGCGTAACCCCCACGAATACACCCACTTCTACTGTAACACCTACGAACACATTAACGATTACGCCAACGAATACGGTAACACCCACGAATACGCTAACGCCTACGAATACGGTAACGCCAACAAAAACACCTGTGTTCTGTAGTACATATACTGTAAAGGTAAGTAATAACTTCATCACCCAAAATTGTGATGAAATATGTAGTACAACTAATTTAACTGAACCTGTTTGGATTCAGTCACCACAATGGGATCCCACAAAACGACTATATCTAAATGAAAGTTCTTGTGTTTCGAGTGCAATTGATTGGACCACAGATTATAGATTCATTGGTTATGATGAAAAATGTTATGGTGTTAATCAGAACGGGGACATTACTGGTACGACTATTTGTGCTATAACGCAAACATCTACACCTACACCGACAATTACGCCGACACTAACTCCAACAAACACTATAACACCATCTATCACTATTAGTCCATCGATTACTGCAACTCCTACTAATACAATAACACCAACAAACACTATAACACCAACGAATACAGTAACACCATCAGCCACACCATTTTCATTATTTTTTAGTTCTACTACTTGCGATGAGATTATTGATACAAATGCGTGGGAAGGTAGTTCTGGTAGAGGTATTTTCACCGTGACAATTGATTTGGGCCAAAATACTGGCGAAGTGGTTTTAAATTATAATGCTTTTTCAATCCCAGATAAATTTGTTGTTTCTTGGAATGGCAATACAGTTATAGATACTGGATTTAGGGGTTCAGATACATACAATGCAGATTTAAATGCGTTAGGATATCCAGATGTTTCTGGGGTGGCCGAAGGCAGTGCTTCTTTTACGAAAACAACTTCTTCACCGTCTACGGCAACATTAACTGTCACTGCTCCGTTGGACGGCACATTTTGGATTGCTGAATTAAAATGTCCCATTTGATTTCATAAACTACTATATTTATAAAATATAACGTAACTTCGACCATATTAAGTTTTTGGATAGTTAAAAAAATGATTGGGTTTAAATAAAACATGGCATCAGGAATTCCAGCTCCAACTTGTAATACGACATTCTGTTCAACCAATTGTTGTAAGTATGCCCTAAGTAATGAAGGGGTGACAACTGATACATTTAGTTATACTTCTTGCGTAGATAGTTCTACTATTTTTCAAGATTTGGGTTCTGGAAATGTTGTTACGATTTGCTCTATTGGCACTCCGATTGTGCCACCATCTATTATATACGGTCTTGAAGGTTGTTGCGATTCTTTATATGCGTTTCAACAGTGTGATGATAGCACGAATAAATTTATATTAAGTGGATTGACATCTACTTTAGATGTTGGTAATGTATATTATATAGTCAGCGGTTCTTTTACTGGTTCTGCCACACTAATTCCTTTTGAACAGTTGCCGAATGTTTATGATGGCTCTTCAGCAATAATCACAGAAGAATTACAGTGTCCATCTTATTCTGGTGTTACTACAGGGACAACTGGTTGGTCATATTATAATTACTGCGGAGACATTGTTTATGGTACGAGTGTTGGTGAATACGCTTGCGTTGATACATCTAAGGAATATTTCGGCATAAACGTTTCTCAGAATGTTTGTAATCAATCATGTAGCAAAGCTGCGCTATTACAAAAATGTTCTGATAGTTCTATTTTTTATGCTATTGTCGATGAAGATACTGCATTCTTGGGGGCTGTTTACATTTATCAGGGTAACTGTTATTCTTTTATTGAATTTTCAGGTCCCGGAGGTCCAGATTTGGGTACACCAGATTATGCAGATTGTGCGTTTTGTACTCCTATACCGTCAGCACCAGTATTAACACCTTCAGCAACACCTACAGTTACGCCTACTATTCCAATTTGCGAACAGAGTCAATATTGTTTTAGGACAAACATTGATTTATTAAGAGATTACTCTGGAGATTATGTAAGTGGTGGCACATATAATAATAGAAATTATTATCAGGGAAATGGTATTTCAAACGGATTTATATATTTTGATGGTATTGAATGGTGTTTATCTTCCACGTTAGGTGGTTCTTGTTTAATAAAAGGGTCATCACCATGCTTAAGTTCGTGTCCGGATTTCAATAGCGGGGTTTTTTCTGGTGGACTTTGTCCTACAGTAACGCCTACGCCAACATCTTATAGTGTTGTTGATTTTGATGCAATTTTTGAATGTGACTTTCTCCCAACGCCTAGTGTTACGTCAACGATTACCCAGACACCTACTAATACTCCGACACCTACATTAAGTAGCACACCATTGCCAATTGTTGGTGTTAATTTTAATATTGTTTCTACTGAATTGCCAACACAGACAACACCTATGCCAACACCTTCATTGACTTTAACAAAAACAGTTTCATTTTCTGGCTCAGTAAATTTCACATTATTTGATAAAACATTTGATTCGGTATCATCTAAAGTTATGCGCGATTGTTCGACAAATGAACTTTACTATATTGGTCAGAATATCGTTTATAATTTATCTGGAATAACAATTGGTCAAGTTGTTAAATGTGAAATAAACTCTAATGTTTTTTGTTTGGAATATGTTGGTGATACTCTGGATTTTAGTCCTAACGCATATATAGAAAATGTAATCGATTTTTATGGTAATTGCTCAATTTGTACTGTCACACCAACCCAAACGCCAAGTTTGACACAAACGATAACACCTTCCTTAACACCGACAATAACACCTACGCCGTCTGTTTCTTCGAATATGGTTTACGTTTTTAAAAGTTGTTTTATATTACCAGAGCAAACAGATTTGATATATATTAAACAAACAGAACCTTATGTATCGGGGCTGACTATTGGAAATGTTGTTAAAGATTCTTATAATAATTGTTGGGAGTATATTGGTATTTATCCGGCATCTTATGTTAACCCTATTGGCGCAACCCAAATAGATTTTTTGGGCAATTATTTTGCTGGGTTTGCTTCTGCAATATATTTTAATTGTAATAGTTGTTAATATGAGTGCTCTTGTAAATATATTATCTATAACAGGGCAAAGCCCTTATGATGTTTATGTCTGTGATATAAATGGTGAAAATTGTTTTTATATAGATAGGATAGATGTAGCAAATTATGAATTTTATATACCGTCGCCTAATGATAAGTACAATGCTTATATGTTAAAAATTATAGATTCAAATAACAGTATTATATCTGGCATAACATATGTCGAATAAAAAAATAATATATGCCATTAAGTTGTAGTCAGAGTTGTAAATCGTATTTGTTAGTAAACGGGTCACTATCAGAAAATGTTACCGTACAATATAAAAATTGTGATTCCGGTGCAATTATAGACCATGTAGTTGTTGCTGGGAACAGTTATAATTTTTGTTCTTGCGAAGAAAATGCAGTCAGTATTAGTCCACCCGGAATAGCGACGCTTAGTGATTTAGGGTTATGTTATGAAAGCTTTATATTAAATTATAGCAATGTTAGTGCCTCTGATGCTTGTAACGGATACGGCCCTCCTTGCATTGATTGTTCTACATATTACACGCAATTTTACACCACTTTATCAACTGGTGTGACAATTTATAGTGATTCTGGTTTTAGCACTTTTGCCCCGAATGGGTATTATTCAGACGGGGTTAAAGTATGGTCTGTGATGGGAAATTCTGGTGTTTTAAATAATGAGGCAGTATGTTCTGTCACACCTACGACCACAGAAACTTCAACACCTACTCCCACGCCAACGCCAACGATTACGCCATCTAACACTATTACACTGACCCCAAGTAATACTATTGGATTAAGTGCGACACCAACAAGCACTAATACACCAACGCCAACGATTACACCATCTAATACTATTACATTGACACCAAGTAATACCGTAGGTTTAACACCTACACCCACTATTACACCATCTAACACTATTACGCCCACACAGACCCCTACTAACACAATTACACCGACGAATACACCCACAATTACCCAGACACCAACAAATACGATAACAAAAACTAATACGCCAACAACAACTAAAACACCAACAATGACGGGAACTGTTACACCGACGGCTTCTCCATTTGGGTGTCAAGTTTTTAGTGTTAAGCGGGATTTAAATAATTTTGGTTGTGATTATGTGTGCAATGTCGGGACTTTTGGCGGTATTTATGGCAGATATTCATCATTTAATGGTTCTATTGGTGCGCGTTACTTTATAGGGCAGACGAATTGTCAAAACGATGTATCTAATAGCTGGGCTGTGACAAATGAATTTAGATTTGTCAAAGATAATATTTGTTATGGTGTTGATCCAGATGGTTATATTACAGGCAGTACGTATTGCATATCGCCAACACCAACACCATTTGTAACGCCAAGTATAGCATACACAACTAAAAATGAGTGTGATTTTTTCACGTTATTTCCTCTTGGTGTTAGATGTATACCAACTAATCCGACCACATCAACATCCTTTGATGGTTCGTTAAACTTAGTTGTAACGGGCGGGACGCCGCCTTATAGTTTTTATTGGTCTAATGGTCAACGAAGTGATTTTATAAATAACTTAAACTTTGGTCAATATAGTGTTACGGTTGTTGATTTTTATGGTGACTTCTCGGCAAGTACAACTTGTACTTTGATTGCACCTACGCCGACACCTACGTTAACACCTACAAATACAAATACACCGACACCTACTACCGTATATCCAAATCTATGTCTTTATTTGGTTGGTAATAATTTACTACCAATAACAAGGGCTTTTATTTTTTACGGTTACGAAAACAACAAACCTCGTTGGTCTTATGATGGTGGTGTAAATCAAATATATTGGAGTTCAAACAATAGCCGTTGGGAAATTAGAGGTTTAACAGTATTTGATGGTATATTAGTTTCAAAAACAAATTCTCTTATACCAGATAATGGTTGGTTTATTGCTGGTGGCAGTTCAACTGCGGATGTATTTGTTCAACAAGGAGCATGTACTACTCCGCCAATGATTTTGAATATTCAAAAAACAAATACTAAGTGCAATGATATAAATAATTGTAACGGCGCAATAAATATAGATGTTTTAGGTGGATCTGCGCCTTATGCGTATTCTATTGATGGTGGGTTAAATTATAAGTCTTCAAGTTTCTTTACAAACTTGTGTCAGGGAACATATGTTGCTTCGGTTATAGATAGTTCTGGCAAGACAAATAATAAATTAACTACAATAACTTATGATAATACTAATACCGTATATAACATATCCATAAAAATTTTAAAATTCAATTCGATAAGTAGTACGGTCAAGCAAATAGAATGGGTCATAGATGTGGACCCAAAGATTGAAGTAGGTACAAATTTGTCATTTAACATAGATGCTAATTCGATATCTAAAATTTATCAGCCGGGAAGTGGTACTACTGAATCAACAACTAATGTATATAAAAACAATGTTTATGTTGCCCCAACTGATTCATTTACAAATCAAGTGACAACAGTCAGACCAAATTGTGTGCCTTATAACATAATACAGGGAACAAAAGTTAACTCTTATGGTATTACTATGGGTGCAAATGATGTTATCTCTGGGATGACAACATCATACATCAATATAATAAATGGTCAATTGGCACCTAATGGATGTGCAACTTTGGTTTCCCAAGAAACATACATCAGTTTGTCTTCGCTTATATATTCTGGTTGCTCTTGTTGCAGTGTAATTTGGGACAATTTACCAGTTAAGATAGATGAACACAATCTTAATTATCTTAGCACGGTTGCGCCACCTACTTTTAGCAAATATCCTATAAGTTTTGCTGTTTCCAATAATTTAAACGATATATGTTCTTCGACCATTATACCGGGTTATATGAATACACCATTTTTTGTAACAAACAGTGTAATTTACACGATTGATAATAATATTTTATTGGAATATCAATATATAAAATATAACAATACTATTTATATTTTGAATCCTAACAATGGTATTGTGGGGTCACCGATAGGTGTTTGTTGAAAAAATATGATATGGGTTATATAATAAAAAATACATCAGGCTTATTAAACACCAGAATTACTGATGTTGGAAGAAAGTATATTTCGCAGGGTAACTTTAATATTTCTTACTTTCAAATAGGTGATAGTGAGGTTTTTTACGAAATTTCGTCTAATTTTGTCCCTACAAATAATAATATTTTATTGCCTTCATTTAATGCACAAAATGATACCGGAATTCCTAAATCTAATAAAGAAAACATTAAATACCCTTATTATCTTGATGCTATTAGCGGCAACACCTACGGAATCCCATTCATGGATTCTATATCAGAAGAGGTATATAATACTGCGACTGCAAAGGGTTTTTTCATCACTGGGTCAACAGCGGGCTGGACGGCACAGACAACATCGGCATATACAATAACTTCAAATTATAGAGTTGATTTATCTACATTGTCTGGTCAGACCGGAATAACAATATCTCTTGATACCTGTTCTCCTACTACTGGAACACCTTCTGTGGGTGATTATTTGTTTATTTTTGTTGATGTAAATAACAATTGCGGGGAGTTAAAAAACAATTTACCATTATTAAATTATAAAATACAAAGTTTAACTCCTTCTGTGGGCACAACGGGTCAAACTTCTTGGGTTGTGGGTTTGGACAGAAGAGCACCAAACTATTCAGCTTATACCACTACAGGGGATTATGCAAGGTGTTTGATATATCCATCTGGAATGACTGTCTTATATGATAGTATAACACCATTTCCATATTGGAGCGACGATGCTATAAATTTTGAATCTACATGCAATTTATACAATAACAATGTTGGAAGAATTTGGAACATGAATGTTCCTTGGTCTGAATCACCTGCTGGTGTGTTTTCTACAACTCACGAGGATTACTTGGATTACGGATCTGTATCATATCTTGGAACAAAAGAATTATTGGGGTATAACAGCACATCTGGTGGTACTGATACGGGTCAGGTGTATTATTATAATTCATATAAAGAAAAAATTGTTGTGCCTCCGAAACACCAAAAATCTATTGCGATAATTCATTATACAAATCAATCAATTGATAATGTATATGGTGAAAAATTTGCAACTATACCATATGATGCAAATGACCCTTCAGATGAAACTGGGATGGCTAGGCATTTCAAATTGCACATACCGAATTTGATGTGGCACAAATCCAATGGAACAGATGTTGGTGCGACTTTTTCTATTGATCCAATAGGATATGATTTATGTGAACCATACTATATAAGGTCATCAGTAAGTGATGATATGAATGATCCCGGAATAAGATATTTTCAGTTATGGGATAATTATCCGGATGCTTCAAACAATCTAAATAGAATCGGAAAAGTATTCCCAGATCAACAATTAATTGTTATTGATGATGAAGAAGTCGTTGCCGCATTATCTTACAAATCAAATAGGAATTGGACATTGCCAGCACCAAAGGTGAACATGGTTCCGCCTAATTTGTGTTTTGATACTTCATCAACCGGATTATTGGATAGTGCATCACAAAGATTGTGGGTAACATATAGACTGGATTCAACGGATTCTACAAATTCATTACATTGCAATTATTATAGCTATGTGGATGGGGCGAGTGGTTTTTCACAAAATGTTGCGGTTCGATTTGGCAATGAATTTCCTTTCTTGAAAACATCACCATTTTCGGGTTTTTCCGCGAATAAATTATTTTTAATTTTTCAGATAACGGATATTAATGAAAAACCATTACCTACTGATTGGAAGATATTGGAATATACCTCTGAACTAAGCGGTAGTAGTATCAATAATCATATAACAGCATCTGGTTTAACTTCAAATACATTTATCATTGATGAGATAAAATACTCTGCGGCAACAACATATAATCTGTCAAATTATATGGATATCCCACAAGCTAATGAATCGGATTTGCTAAACTTTGGGGATGAATATTTTTTTTATGGAAATATCGAAACAGATATTGCCGCAACCATATATGAAATGCGTTATTTGGTGACATTAAACAATAATCAATTCACATTATCATCAAATCCGACTTGGGATGTGAATAAAAATCCATATGTAACTGAAATTGGTCTTTACAATTCCGATAAAGAGCTTATGATAATATCGAAATTGCAATCTCCACAGAGGAGGCAAGGCATACAACAGTTTTTAATAAAAATGGATTTTTAATATGATAATTGAAAAAGATTCACCCAAAGTAATAGGGTTGGATGTATCAACGAAAACGATTGGTGTGGCATTGTTTGATATTGCTTCAGGAAAATTATTGGAGCTAACACATGTATCACCGATTTCAAAGAAAAAATCGGAAAACAAAATTGAGGAACTCTTAATTAAGGGTTCAATTTTCAAAGAAAAGATACTCACATACAAAGATATGGGTGTGCAAAATGTTGTTATTGAGGAGCCTTTGTTAAACTCAAACAATATCAATACGGTCGGGACATTAATGCGTTTCAATACCATCATATGTAAGGAAGTATATGATAATTTGGGGATTGTACCAGAATTTATTTCAACATATAACGCAAGGAAAAACGCTTTCCCACATTTGATTCAAGAAAATAATAAAGGAAAATTTGTTTTGTTTGGGGGATTACCTATGGACACCGATAAAAAGCGGGTTATATTTGACTTAGTAGCAAAAAGAGAGCCACAAATCAATTGGTTATACACCAAAAACAATACGCTTAAAAAAGAGTGCTTTGATATGTCAGATGCGTATTGTGCCGTTCTCGGATTCATGAAGATGAAAAAAATTTGGTAGTTTTAATTTGTTTTTTTATTTTTGTACTTCATCAAAAGAAGTGACAAAACATGGATGAAAACAAAATAATTCTTGAGATGATTATTGACGTCATTGGCGACCCAATTCGTTCCAATGATGAGAAACTTCAATATGCCTTTAACTGTCCATTATGTGACTATGGTCGAAATAAGGGCAATATGGAATTTAATCTTCAAAACCATGTTTACCATTGTTGGTCTTGTGACGATAGCATGGAAACCAAAGGTTCTATTCTGAAATTTTTTAGGCATTTTGGTAATGAAAGGCTGGTCAAAGAATATCTTTTTCATAGACCGCCCTCAAAAACGCAAATTTTTAAGAGGGTAAAGAAAGTAGAGCTTCCTGAAGGTTTCATAAAGTTTTGTGATATTAATTTAAATTACCCCCCACATAGACAGGCACTCGAATATCTTAGAAGTAGATATATAGCCGATGATGTTATTAAAAAATATAATATCGGTTTAACCACAAAGGGGATGTTTGCCAATAGAATAATTTTCCCATCTTATTGCGAAAATGATGTTTTGAACTATTTTATTGGGCGCACATGGTCAAATGCGAAACCAAAATATTTAAACTGCGATAACCCAAAAGAAAATGTTATCTTCAATCAGCCTCTTATAAACTGGGAAGAACCCGTTTTTCTTGTAGAGGGGGTTTTGGATGGCATATTTGCTGGTAATGCGCTTGTGACATTAGGTTGTGATTTGTATCCACTTTTGACCAAAACATTATACGAAAACGCGAAATCTGATATTATCATTGCTTATGATGCGGACATGTGGAAGAAGGCCAAAAAAATTTATCATACTATAAATGCGGGAAAATTATATGGAAGGGTTAAAATATTACATCTACCAAAGGATTCCGATGTCGCTTCTCTCCGAGGAGATATCATGGACTATATTGAAAATGTTAGATAATTTTATTACCTTTGTGCTTTAAAAAATAAACATGGATTATTCGTTGTTCGATGAATTAAACAAGTTTAATGGTATTAAGTATATTGATTCTACACATCAATACCATTACGATGGTATTCCACAAACTTCTGTAACAACCTTTATTGGTAATTTCAAACCTAAATTTGATAGCGAAAAGGAAGCAGAAAAATATGCGACAAAGCGTGGTTTGGTATATGAGGAAGTTTTGGAATCATGGGAATATACAAGAAATTATGCGAGCATAAAAGGTAAAACGCTTCACTCATTTGTCGAGAATTGGTATTACAACCGAATATTTGAATATAATGAAGATGATTTAATTGCACAATTTGGTGATTCCATGCTTAAGAATGTTGAAAAGATGATTACCCTTTTCAAGCAATTTCATGCGGATTCAAAAAACACACTTGTTCCGATTCGTTCTGAATTAATTGTTGGGGATAAAGATTTCAATATATCTGGAACTGTAGATCAATTATTCTATAACAAGAAATACAATGAATTACAAATTTTTGACTGGAAGACAAACAAGGCAATAGAATTTTCAAATGCTTATGGCAATAGGTTTGATAGACCAATATCCCATTTGGATGTTTGTGAGTTTAACACCTATTCTTTGCAGTTGTCGATATACAAGTACATTATAGAGAAGAATACGAACTTGAAAATTGGAAACACTTATATTGTATGGTTTAATGAACTTAATGAAGAATACAAAATTTTTAAATGTGCAGATTTGAGAAATGATTTCGAAAAGATGCTTAAATTTTTAAAGAAATGATAAACAAGGTATTACATTTTAGTGACCTTCACATTAAAACCTATAAGATGCTCGATTTGTATCGTAACATTTTAAGCGGGTTGATTAAGGAATGGTCGCGTCTTGATGTTGATAGGATAGCCTTTACCGGAGATTTACTTCACACAAAGAATCAGATTAGTCCAGAGCAAATAAATTTTATGTCTTGGTTTTTGCAAGAATGTGCAAATATTGCGCCTACTGTATTGATACTTGGAAACCATGATTTCTTGGAAAACAACCCTGATAGAATGGATGCTATTTCCGTTTCTCTTGGAATGCTTGACAACCCCAGAATAACTTTATACAAAGAAAGGGGATGGTATGTAGATGAAAACGTTAATTGGTGTGTGTATTCTTTGGTTGAAAATAATCTGCCGCCAGAAATTGTCCGAAACGGAAATCACAATATTGGATTGTTTCATGGTCAAATTCAAAAACTAAAAACGGATAGGGGGTTTAATTTTCAAGATGGTTTTGATATGTCAAAATTTTCTGGCCTTGATGTGGTATTGTGCGGCGATATACATAAGAGACAGGAATTCACCATTCCGAATAACAAAAAAGGATACATGGTGGGGAGCCTTATTCAACAACAGTACGATGAGACGATAACTAAACATGGATATGGCATTTATAATGTCGAAACATCTGAATATAAATTTGTTGATGTTTTTAACCCATCGCCTTATATTAGCTTTTCCATTTCGTCAATTGAAGATATTGAAAATGAAACAGAAGTTTTGTTAAATTATTGAATATGGATTTATCATTAAATCGGCAAGAATTGATAGATTTGGAAACTTTTTGTTTGGCAAATGGTTTAGGCATATTAGAGTTTACCAAAAAATGTTATATCATTGGATTTAATATTGAACGTTATGGTTTACTCAATCAGGAAAAAGTTATTGAAGTAACCGACCCTGAAGAGTTGAAAAATCTGGAGAACAAAATAATGGATTTGGAAAAGAAATTAGATGATTGCAATAATAAAAGAAAAATGTTGGAAGAAACTAATTTCAATCTTAAAAAAGAAATTTCTAACTTTAAAAACAATTAGATATGATTTTTATTTGGGTTTTAATCGCGTATGGTATGACATCCATCATTGTTTGGGGGTCCATTTTTGAACCGATGCGCACATTTTTTTGTGACTTATCGAAAAAAGAGAATGTACTTGTTCGTAGTTTCGGTTCTTTTTTCAAAGGATTGACGTCTTGTATGCTTTGCACCGGAACATGGGTGGGATTCTTTTTGGGTGAGTTTTTCTTCACACCATCAAACTATTACTTTCACTTTTACCCACCACAAATCCATTGGTTTTATGATGGCATGTTTGCAGCAGGAAGCATATGGGCTTTGAATGCTTTTGTTGAAATGTTGGAACGGATTGGAAAAAATTAATTAACCATATGGCATAATCATATCTATGGTTATGCCATTTTTATTTTTTATTATGGATAAGCGATTGGAAATTGAAAGGTATGAAAATCCCCATATAAAGGTTATATGGGATGGTTATCAAGAAGATTTTTCAAAAGAAAGGAAGGCAAGGGTAAAGGAATATTTCAAGAAGAAATATAACACCAATAACATTACCATACTTACTCGTTCAAAGGCAAAGGATGAATATGATTTGGTGCTTGACGTTTCTTCAGATATAAGGGATGTGGCCTTTCAGCGAGAATTGATAGAGAGTTTTTTGGAGACAAAGCAACAATTACCAGATTATAATGCCATATTAGAATTGGATAACGTTGTTGAAGAAAAGGTTATTCAAAGTGGCGTAGATGTCGCACCATTTAAAAAGTGGTATATTAAGAATATAAAATTCAGCAACTTTTTATCTTTTGGGGCTAATCAAGAATTAAATTACGATGATTATAATGGTTTGGTGGTTGTCGAATCTAATCCTCAGAATACGGGTGGTAAAACAATTTTAACGGTTGACTTGCTGTTGTTTTTGTTTTTCAACACCACAACCAAATCGAGCAAAGCCGAAGAAATTTTCAATACGTTTACGGATGAAGACAGAGTGTTTGTTCAAGGAGAAGTATTGATTGATGGAATTGAATATATTATAACAAGAACCCTTAAAAGGGAATATAAAATGGGTTCTTGGAAAGTGACATCCACTCTTGACTTTAACAGACGTTTACCTAATGGTGATTTGGTTAATGAGAGTGGAGAGCAAAGGCGGGAGACAGAAGCCTTTATTCGGCGGTCTATTGGCACAATCGAGGATTTCTTGATGACCATTGTTACAACAGCATCCAATTTGGAGGATTTGCTTGAATCAAAACCTACTGCGAGGGGGCAAATATTCAGCAAATTTCTTGGCTTTGAGCATCTAAAGAAAAAAGAAGAACTTGGTAAAGAGATATATTCTGCTTACGGCAAAACCATGCTTTCCAATGTGTACAATAAAGAAAAGTTGGGGAATGAAATACTTGATTTTGAGTTTCAAATAAAGGAACTCAAAAAAAGTAATGAATCATTTCAATCAGAGATTGATGAGATAGATAAAAGGATTGCCACTGGCGAGGAATACAAAGAAAATTTGCTTTCAGAAAAATACAATGATATCGATGCTGATTTAATGCGATTGAATCCAGATGAAATTTCGAATGATATCGAAAGGATGAAATATGAGAAAAATGAAATTAAAGGTAAGATTGCATTAATAGATTTGCGAAAGCCACAAAACACTTATAACGAGGAAGAGCACGATAAGGTAAAAGACAGTATAAAGGCTTTGGAAGAATCTTCGATTAAGTTAAACGTTAAGATTTCTGACATTCAGGTTCTTATAAAAGAATATAGTTCTGGAATAAAATGCGAACATTGCGGATTGAGCATCAAAGAAGCGGAGATTACACGTAATAAAATCAATAGTCTGGATGGTTTTAAAAAAGATTATGAGGCTATTTTGAATGAATTAAACCAACAAAAATTGTTGGAGAAGACTTTCACTGATACAAAGAAAGAATTTGATTTGTATGAACGAAATAAACTGATTGAGGCTAAATTCAATTTGAGTATTGAGAGTATTGATTTGAAGATTGAAACGGCAAATCAGAAGTTACAAAAATACTACGACGTTCAGGAGAAGATTAATAAAAATGCACAATTGGAAGAAAAGCTGATGAAGGCAAGAATGCGTCTTGATGAGCTTGCAACGAATAAAAATGTTTTGACTAAAAAAATACATTTGAATGAGAACAACATAAGCAACTTTAACGAAAAGATTGATGACAACAAAACAAAGATAGCCAAGATTGACGAAGAGTTTGAAAAGGAAAGGATTTATAAACTTTATCTTGAAATATTCGGTAAAAATGGTATATCAAAACTTATTATGCGAACCATGTTGCCATATATTAATCGTGAACTGGAAATACTGTTGGAAGATTCTTGCAACTTCAAATTGGATGTTAGGATTAACGATAAGAATGAGGTTGAATTTATAATGATTGACAACACAACTGGTGTTGAAAAACTTATGTCAACGGGTTCTGGATTTGAACGCACCATAGCAAGCATGGCACTAAGAGCTGTGTTGAGCAAAGTGTGTTCACTACCAAAGCCAAATATATGGGTGGCAGATGAAACTTTCGGAAAGGTTGCAATAGAATCGCTTGAATATGTGGTTATTTTTCTTAAGAAATTAACAACATATTTTGATAAGATATTCCTTATATCGTTTAATCCAATATTAAATAACTGGGCGGATCACGTTCTACAAATTGAAAAAACAGATAACGTTTCAAGAATTATTAAATAACTATGGTTGGAAATAAGAAATACATAGAATGTTTTGGGTCTTCCATTTACTTGGATGAGATTAAGAATTACGCCGTGATGACGCCAGAAAGAGAAAAAGAGATAGGAAAACTGGTGTTATCAGGCAAATTATCGGAAAAAGAGGTGGAAGAGCTGAAGAAAGAGATGATAGTTGGGAATTTGAAGTTTGTATTGATGATATGTAAGAAATACCAGAACTTGGGCATAGACATGGAGGATTTGATATCTGAGGGCAATTACGGGCTTCTTAAAGCATTTGATAATTTTGACTGGAAGAAAAATGTGAGATTTATATCTTACGGCAAATGGTGGATAATGCAATCCGTGCTTCAATTATTGAATGAAAATTCAAGAACGGTGAGGCTTCCGGTAAATATTATCTATGACAAAAAACAAAATAATAATTTGTCTGATAAGAACATTATGCGCCAGAAAGTTGAACTCCCACTCCATGTTCAAGATGAAATAACATCAAATGATATATTTATTTTTGAGATGGATTTGGGTGATGGCGACTCGGCGAAATTAAAAAGGGAGCTCATAAACGCCTTGCACCTTTTGGATGAAAGAGAAAAAGAAATAATTATTAATTATTTTGGCATCGATTGTGAACCCTTAAATTTGGAAGAGATTGGAGAAAAAATGGATTTAACAAAAGAAAGGGTGAGGCAGATAAAAGAAATCGCCATTAGAAAGTTGCGAAACAATATTTTACCTTTATTTAATTACATTTAAAATTATATTATGGAAAGTCTTAAAAAATTTTTGGAAAAAAACTTTTTTGTCATTTTGTGTGTGTTTATGTTTTTCATATTTATGAATGATTGTTCCAGAGCAAGGAGCATTCAGAAGATTGAAAAGCACATTTCAGCAATAAAAGATTCTACTTACACAAAACAAGAATTGGATAAGAAGCTCAAAATTATGAGTTTGGAGACAGAAAAGAGGTTTATTCAATCCACAGACAGAAAAATGTTAGATGTTCAGCGTCAAACGGAAATTGATACTGAATTAGAAAAATTGAGATAATGAATATTAGAAGATTAGTATTTGTTGCGTTTTTGGTTCCTATTATTGCGGTTGCGTTTGTTTCCATTAGCCACGTCACGACTTGGTATGGTATTGCAAACCCCATTAAGTGGGCAACATATTTGTCCGTTGGTGTGGAAATTGCGGCATTATCTGCATTGGCTGGGTTTTCAATTAAACTTGGGCGTTTCTTATATCCTCCATTGATTTTGGTAACCATCATTCAATTCATTGGGAATGTATTTTATAATTTTCAATTTATTGATGTTGATGGTGAATTGTTCAAAGACTGGGTTGAGTTAACTTCACCACTATTTTATATGATGGGTGTTGAGCCAACGGATATGTCAGCCCATAAGCGACTACTAGCTGTTCTGGAAGGTGGGTTTCTTCCGGCAATATCATTATTTTTCATGCACTTGTTGATGAAAATAGAAGAGATGGGTCATGATGATAAGGATAAAAAGGAGATTTTTCAAGAAAATCCGATTGAACCAATTAACGAGATAGTGGAAACTACTGATAGTGAATATGAAGCAGTTATTCCGAATGAAGAGGAACATAAAGAAGAAGATTACGTGATAACTCAAGAAGATTTGGAGGAAATACTGGAAAAGAATGAAGCAGAAGTTTCTGAAATTATTGAAGAAGAACCTATCGTAGAGGAAGTAAAACAAGAGGAGGTTGAACAACCGCAAGAAGAAGTAAAGGAGGCAAAACCAAATAGGTTACACTACACAAAATGATGAAGGAAAATTTCAATCACATTATTTTATCGCACACATATAGGGAGGCCAATGGTTACTTGGCTTCCCTTTCTTTTAGGTTTAATTCAAAATACGATAAGAAGCCCCATTATTTCATAGATAAAATGGGAAATATCGAGAAATTGTTGGATGTTAATCAAAAAACAAACATATTCAAGAGCTCTGGTGTACACAAAAATTTTATTTCGATTGTTCTTGAAAATCTTGGTTATCTAAAAGAGGATGGTGATACGTTCTTAAACTGGAAGGGAGAAGAACCAAAACTCGAACCATTCATGAGAACTTGGCGAGGTTTTAGCTATTGGGACCCATACACAGACATTCAAATGGAAAAATTAGTTGGCTTGTGTTCAGAGTTATGTGAACAAAACGATATTCCAAAGATATTTATAGGACATAACACCAAAACAAAAGATATTGAATACTTTAGGGGAATTATAACAAGAAGCAATTTTAGTGCTTCACACACGGATTTAAACCCTTCTTTTGATTTTGGCTATTTTAAAAATGAATTGCGATGAATAGATACGATGAAATGAAAAAACTCCTCAACATCATCCGAGAACAGATGGATGGTAGGATTAATATTGACAAAGATATTGAGAATAAAATAGAAGATGACACAGAAAAAGAACCTGCAAATAAGCGAAAAAAATATAGAATATCCAATAAAATATTGGCAATATATGGCAGTGACAATCAAGAAACCCAAATAACAGATTTGGAAAAGAATGCCTTTATTGAAACCATAAAGGAGTTTCAAAATGATGTTACAGATTTGGTTGAGTTCAATGAGCTTAATGTATATGAAGATAATGTGGAGTGGTCTGGAAAATTAACGGAATATAACATAAATTTTATTTTCACCATAAGCGAAAATTTTGGTGTTTATATCAACACAGAAAGCGCTGAAAACAATGTCAACTTGGTTAAATTGGATCAAAACACAATTGAGTTTCTGCAAAAATTGATGACTTATTTCAATAAGTTCAAATCCAAATGGGGCGATGTTTTGGCGGCAAGGAAGTAATTACAGTTATATATGAAAATTATAATCACAGAATCTCAGTTAAATCTATTAACGAAATTTTTGATAGAGAACGAGGAACAAATACCTGAAGATGTTATGCGTTCAATTGAGGCACGAGCAGATGAAGAAATCGCCAATCTCCAGAAAACAAAATTTGAAAAAGAAGAACTACATAAAAAATTTGAGAAAGCACATAAGGATGGTGTCATTGATGATTCTCAGTACGATATTCTTTCAAAGAATGTTAGATATGAATTGGATAAGTTACCTAATCCTGAAGATTATAGAAGTAAAATAATCAATCAATTTATTATTGGTTATAAACAACAAATGGCGATAGAAAGGGAACAAGAACAAAGGAACGAAAAAGTTAAAACGGCTAAAATAAGTAGAGAACAAATAATAGATGTTTTTGTGACTGCTCTTGAGGGTGGTTCGAATTACTGGTATTATATTTTAGATGTTCCTAAAGAGATAACATATATGACCAAACAAGAGGGTTTAGCTTTTTCAGAGGCTTGTGGAAAATATGTTTTACAAGGCGGGGAATTAACGATTTATGATAAAGAAGAGCTTGATGATGTGCATGTTGACTATGAAGAGGGTGATTTGAATATATATTCAAATAAACCAGATCCATTAGGTTATGTGAATATGGATTCGCTTTTGGATGCAATTCAAATAATGAGGAGAAATTATAAGGAGAGATATGAAAATATTGTTATGGATGAGTATGATTCCGACGATGCTGATGTATTTTTCCAGTTAGCTACGATGGGCGAAGTTGTTTTTGCTTAGTGAAATCTTCTAGATTTGGGTGGTTTACTGAATCAGTAAAAAAATAAATATGAATATTTTAGAGAAAACTAAAAATGTGCTTTGGATTTTAAATATATTTTTTACGATTGTTTTGTTCGTTATAGCTTTCAAAATGGCGACTCAAACCAAAGAAATACCAAAGCCAGATAATTCCAAAATTAATGAAATTATCAAAAAGCAAAATGGTTTGCGAGAAAAGATTGATAATTTCAAGATTGTTGGTGATTCTTTAACCGAAAAAATCCAAAATCACGAGACCCAAAAAGTCATCATTAAAAATTATTATCATGAAAAGATTTCTGCTATTGACACCATTTCTGTTGATGAGCTTATGCGCTTTTTCACAGATCGTTACACAGAAAGATAGTTTGATGTGCTTGCCAGTCAGAATATTAAGGGCGGTAAGCAAAGATTTGTTAAGAGGTGATTCAGCTATTGCTCAACTCAAAGTAGCGAATAGTCAGATAGAAGATATGCACACTCTCGTTAATATTAAGGATAGTGTGATTGTTAATCTAACAATAAAGGACTTGAATAATCTTGATATGATTGACGCTTTGCATGAGAATAATGCAATAGTTTCGAGAGAACTTGATATAGCAGAAAATCAATTATTGAGGGAAAGGAAAAAAATAACAAATTTTGGCATAGCCACAGGTGTTATATTTGCGTTGCTTGCGATATTTAAATAAAAAGACACTTTATGTCACTTACATCATCGGATAAACGAGAAATTGAGAGCATCATAAAGAATGAGATAAAATCATTCTTGGGGTCCAATACCGTTAAACAGCTTGAGGATAAACTTGTTGAAAGAATCCAAAAAGAAGTTAAAAGCGGGAAAATATCTGGTGATGTTAAGGATGTGATGTTGAAGTTGTTCAAGAAATTTTATGAGAATATGTACATGAATTACTCGTACATAGAAAGTAAACTACGAAATTAAAATATAAAAAATGCCAGACCCAAGTCAAACATTTAAAGATTCGCTGGATAGTGCATATTCAAAACATCCAGAAGCACATAAAGATTTGCTAAAATATAAGTCAATGGTTGGTGAGACTGAAAAACTAAAAGGTGGTCTTTCTGATAAAATGACCCTAAGAGGTTTGGCAAAACACCACACCAAAAAAGGTGGAGATGTTGAAGCAACATATGAAAAATTGAAGAAGCAATTGAAGATGGGTATGACCACTGAAAAGGAGCATACCGAAGATATTAAAAAAGCGAGAGAAATTGCGATGGATCACTTGTATGAAGACCCATCTTATTATAGCAAATTGAAAAAGATGGAAGCTCAAGAGGCGACAACAACAGCTTCTTCTGGGCAATACTCCGCCCCGCTATTTTCCAAAATGGAAACCAAAGAGGCAACTGATACCGGGTCAGTTGGGGCATATGAAACTCCAGTAGCTTGGGCAAAAAATAGCAAAGAATGGAGAGGTGGGAAAAAACCGATGTATCCGGGTGGCAAGTTTGTTAAGGTTAAAAAGGAATGCAAGACATATCCATATTGCAATCAGGGAGATATAAAGGCTCTCAAAATATATGAGGGCAAAATAGAAGAGATATCCGAAAAATATAACATTGATGCTGATGATATTAGATATATGTTCTTGGAATCCATGAGAAACGATAATTCAGATATTTATAGTAAAGGTTTAGATATGGATTTGGATAAATTTATTGATGATGTTATTTCTGAGGAGATTTCCAAGAAATCAGAGGAAATGACGGAACGCACAATTAAGGAAAAACTTGTTGGAAATCAGAAGAAACTTGATAAAAATAAGAATAATGAACTCGATGCTCAAGATTTCAAAATGCTAAGGAAATCAAAGCATAAAAAAGACGAAACAAAAGAAGCACTTGATAGAAGGGCAGAATTTTTTGGTGAAATGGATGAAGCCAAAAAGGAGGAAAAGTGGATTCAAAAAGCTGTGAAGCGTCCCGGTGCTTTGCATAAGCACTTTGGTATTCCAGAGGGCGAAAAGATTCCCAAATCGAAGCTAATTAAACTCAAAAAACAGTTGAGTGCAAAAGCTGAAGGAGATAAGAAGCTAAGTGCTGCTGATTCAAGATTGCTCAAGCAAGTTAATTTTGCGCTTAATGTGGGTTCATTGAAAGAAAATGTGCAACGCATTACGGAAAGTGAATTGGTGGATATGATTTACGAAGCACTAATCGAGGAAAAAAAAACAAGCAGAAGAGATAGGGAGCCAGAAGGTTTGAGGGTTACAAACAGGATGCTCGGTATTAGCGGAAAAGAAAATAAGAAAAGTCTTGCCGATGTTGGAAAGAAAATGAAAGCATACGTTGGGGAGAAATACGAAGAAAATCCCACAAAATTTCCACAGAGAAATGGTGGTGATAGACATGCTTATGAGGCATCAGATGCGGTAGATGAATATATTGCAAATTTTGGTTCGGTCGGATTAGAAAATATTGATTACGACCAAATATATCCGAACGAAGAGTGGGTTGAAAAAAACATTAAAGGCTCTTCCATGACTGGTAATAACCCCAAATGGGCTAATGCCGAAGAAACCGAACTTGGTGATAAAATGAATGAAAAAAGAAAGAAAAATTTATATAAAAAAGAAAAAGATAGGTCATATAATAGATATCCCCAGACGATTATTGATTATACAGGGAAGGATAAGACCAAAGGTGGATTAGACACCATTTTTAAGGAGAATGAATCTACCAAATTGAATAATTCGATGATTAGTGAAGAAATAAAAAAGATGAATCATTTGGTTGGATATAACAAAAAAACACAATAAATTAATTTTTTGGTTTACTTTTGTGAAAACCTTCATAACATAATTATGAAGGTTTTTTTTATGAATAAATTTATTAGGTGGCTAGTGAAACCATTAAGTCAACAAGATATTAACAAATACATTGAGTCTAACGACATTAATCTTCAGAAAACGGAGCTTTTTTTGGATATCTTTATGTCGCTTCACAAGATTATTGAAGACACCTATTTGGGTACCCACGGAACTGGTTATGATGGCATTGATTATTCAGAGGAAGATAATGAGAATCACTTTGAATGGTGTTGGAATAAACTGTTATTTAATTTTGAACAAGAAGGTGTTTACATCACAAAAGAAGGCAGTCATAAAGAATATTTGAAATTGTTCTTTTATGACAGTTTTTACAATCAAAAAGAAAGTGGCATTAGGGAATCCATAGAGTTTTTCTTTAATGCCATTTTTAATATCGATAATATGCAAACAAGTGCAGATTTGGAAATATTAAATGAAATGTACAAAATGATGGTTGAAAATGTTGATTTTGATAAAAAAATATCTCATGTTATTTGAGTTCGCAATTTTTTATCTTTTTGTTTTTTGTTGCTTGTACGTCTTATGGGTTGTTTTGAGTTTTATTTTGTCTTTGACATCTCCAACGCCAAGACCAATACTCAATGGGAAATATGATTTGTTGTTTTTTGGTTTATCTTTGAGTTATGTTGTGTCATATATTGTAATGTTATGAAATTATTTTCTGCTTTGGAGCCATTATCACCTTATTTGTTTAAGGTGAGCATCATAAATGGTTATATTTGGTTTGATTTTAAATTTCCTGTTCACTGGGTTATCCCTGAAAGCGTTTCAGATCTTGTGGGTTACATTAACTTTGGTGAAGAGGTTTCGGATAATGGTGAAAGAAATACTTTGATTAGGCTTGTTTGTGAGTTCTCAGAGAAAGATGTATCAGACACCGAATCAAAGGCAATTGAGTTTATAAATTATAATCTTGAACTAGCAAGAAAGGAAGAACTGTTTATGGAAAGCGCAAAGGCCCTGAAAAAGATATTCATGAACCGTTCTTTGGAAGAGTTATCAAACATAAAAATCACATTCGATGGAGAAGATGATAAAATGGTTGGAGAAGGAAGTGGAGAGGGACAAGAAGGAAATTGAAAAAAGCAAGAATGATTTTGCGAATCAAATCAAAAACTTGAAGAAAGAAGATATTGTTAAAAAACGAAAGGTTAGTTTTTGGGAAAAAATTAGATTTATTTTATGGAGAATGTAGAAAAGCTGGGTTATGTTTCGGAGGCTTTGGAAGATTTGTACCCAAATTCAGATGTCATAGTATTGATAGAACTTGGGAAAGAAGAATACACAAAGGCGCAATCTTCATTTAGAGATGTTGATAAGGGGTTTAATAAGTTTTCTGTTAAAATGGATAAGACGGAATTTGTTTTCATTTTGAGCCCGGATAATTAGTATATTGCTTGTATAATGCCTTTTTATCATATCCACTTTTAACCAATAAATCATACAGATAACTTCTTTGTGCGATGCTTATATCTTTGACAATTAAGTTTATCATATTTTTTTCGTTCATTGAATATTCTTGTATAAAGTCCAAGAATCTTTTTGATTCGCTCATTGTTTTTAACGAAAACAGATATATTTCATCATAATTTTGAACAATTATTTTGTGGTTTAATCCAGAAATCATGTTGATTGAATTTTTTGAAAGATACTTATCAATAAATTCCTGAACGGTAATACGTTTATCTTCTTGAATATCAAATATCTTTTCTTCTTTCCGATAAGGGGCAACTTTCAAAAAGCAATAATGCTCATCATCCAAAACGGCTTTTATATTTCTTCCCATATCGTCTTTGAAATATAAAATATCTTCTTTACCTGTCTTCTTTTGCACGATGCAGAGTTCATATTTGCAGGGCCAGCTTGTTTCAAATTTCTTTTCGAATAAAACTTTATCAGACTTTTGCATTAATTTATCAAAATGCTTTAATGCTGCCTTTTTTCTAACAAAGCTCTTGATAACTTTTTTATGTTTGTTATCTTTAAAGAGAGCGATTACATAATTTCCGCTGTACATGATGAAAGATTATTATTCTATTTTGGGGGTTAACGAATATGCCACCATTGATGAAATCAAGAAGGCTTATCGTAAATTAAGTAAGGAATATCATCCAGATGTAAATAGTGATGGTGAAGAAAAATTTAAGGAAATTAACGAAGCCTATCAAACATTATCGGATGAAAAAAAGCGAGAGCAATATGATGTGAGCAGAAGGTTTGGTTCTGCTAATATTTTCGAAAGAAGAGACGAATCATTGGATTTGATGGTTAAAGTTGATATAACGGTAACGGAATCTTTTCTTGGAAACGTTAAAAAGATAAGATATAATAGAAAACAACAATGTTCGAGCTGCAATGGGTTTGGTGGCGAACAAGATGTTTGTAGAAATTGCAATGGTATTGGCCACGTGACCCAGAATTTGGGCAATTCGTTTTTTTCTCAGATGTTTAGAATGAGTTGTCCAGTTTGTGGTGGCAATGGCTACACTTTAAAAACAACATGCGGAAGCTGCAATGGCAAAAGGCATATAATCAAAAATGAAGTTATTGATGTTAATATTCCACATGGAATTAATACTAATAACTTTTTGCAAATAAGCGGATATGGTAATATTGGAAGTTCATATTCTGGGAATTTAATCCTTATAATCACTGTTTTGGATGATGATTTTAAAAGGGATGGTAATAGTTTGATATATGAAAAAATTATATCGTCGATAAATATTTACGATGAGTTTATTGATGTTCCACATCCAACAGGAACATTAAAGATAAAACTGCCAGATAAATATAGCACAAATAATCCATTGCGAGTTAGAGGTAAAGGTTTTAATAATGGCGATTTTTTTGTTAAATTGGATATCTTGGTGGAAAAATAATTAAAATTGCGGATATTTATGGTAAAATTAATATGTCGGTTAGAAGGATTAAGCTAAATGAGCTTGCAAATATTATTAAGGCCGTTATAAAGGAAGTGGAACTTTCTGATGATGTTAAGATGATGCTATCAAATTGGAATCGCAATCCCGACAGAGATATTGATAAGATTTTAGAAAGGCTTGAATTGGTTTCTGATAAAATTGGTGGCATTGGAGTTGAATTTTTGAGGCCAACTGAAAAATATTCTAAAGGTTTTTTTCGTCAGCCCATAGCTATTTATGTTAAATTGCCAAAAAACAAAGAAGATACTGTTCTTTATGATTTATCTAAAAATGAATATAAGGTAATTTCATATCAAGATTTTTATTTGAATTGGCTTGAAAAAAAAGAAATGAAATGAAAAAAATTGTAAAATTAAGTTTGAACGAATTAAGGCTGGTTATCAAATCTGTTATAAAGGAACAATCAGAATTTGAGGGAAAAAAACTTCAAGATGTGGTTAATAATCTTAATGTCCACAAGAATCTCATTAACCCTGATATGGTTGATGAGATTATGGAAATCTTGAATGATAGAATGGGTGGCTTTGGGATTGAAGCCTTGAGAGGTAAAGAAAATGACAAATATTTGGGTGACGTAATTGCATTATATATTGACATGGGCGATACTTATGCCCGCACCGTTATATACGATACCCAAGAAAAAGAATTTCACCTCAAGTCTTGGGGGGATTTCATGGAAAGCCGTGAAAGTTCAGATGTTGAAGGTTGGGATGAGGAGGAAGAAGAAGATCCAGATATTGAAGGTTGGCAAGAATATAGGCATCAAAGCGATGCACCAAACGAATATGATATATGAGCAATTTTAAAGAAATATTAAAGCAAATTCTCAAAGAGGAGTTGGATTTAAACACTTACTTTTTAAAAGAGAAGGACTTGCGCCAAATTTTAAATGGTTATATTGATTTTGCCCTTCAACAAGAGGAAAGGAATCTTGTTCCACAGGGCAACATTATTCCGGGCAAAAAAGCAAAATTTAACCCAGAAGATTTTACTATTGATGATGTTGACCTCGATAGTAGAATTCAGCAATATATGGACATCAAAAAATTCCTTGAACTTGCTGGCGAAGATGCCGTGATGGATTATTTGACCAATGATTATGATGATATCACGGATCAAAAATTGAGAAATTTGGGTTTTGATATTTGGTTGAGCAGAAACATAGCTGATGCGGGTTTTGCTGAAAGAATGTATGATAATGACGAGACAGAAGAAAAACTTATGTCAGCAGCACAGAAGTTGGGCGGGGTTACACTCGCAATTGGTGACGATGATATGATTTACTTCGAGTAATTCACATTATTCTCTAAAAAAACATGTGGAAGAGGAGTTGGATTAGATGTACGCTCATATACACTGTTGAAAAGAAAACATATATTGATAGTGCGACAAGCCAAAATTGGCCTTTCGCACTATTTTTTTGTTTACACTCTTTGCAATTTTCCATGTTAATTCATTTAAAAATACACTTCATAATATTTATATTAAAAAGTAATATTTTTTAAAGGGTTAATTAAAAAAAAACAAAAAACATATGAGCGATTTACTAAATAAAATGCCAATACCCTATGAACCTAAACGCCAAAATAGGTTCATCCTTCGGTTTCCTTCGGATTTGGGTATTAATGAATGGTTTGTTGAAACGGCAAGCAGACCAACAATAAAAATTGGCGAGACAGAAATTCCTTTCCTTAATACTTCCACTTGGGTTGCTGGAAGATTCACTTGGGAAGCAATAAGCGTTAAATTTAGAGATCCCATTGGCCCATCTGCATCACAAGCCCTTATGGAGTGGGTTCGTCTTCATGCAGAATCTGTTACTGGTCGTATGGGTTATGCGGCTGGTTATAAGAGGAATGTAGATTTGGAAATGCTAGACCCTACTGGTGTTGTTGTGGAAAAATGGATTTTGGTCAATACCATGTTGACAAATGTTAACTTTGGTTCTTTGGCGTATAATTCAGATGTCTTGGCAGATATCACAGCAACATTGCGACCAGATAGATGTATTTTGGTTTATTAATGTTTACTTTTTTCATATCTTTGCTAAATTATTAAAAATAACAAAAACAATTTCACATGGATGTTGAAATCAAAATCTACATTAACAAAATCAAAAATTTTTTTGAAGCCAATCCAGAGGATTTGCGCAATCTTATTCCTTTGGAAAAGAAGGAATTATTTTTTGAGGAACTTGAAAAAATTTCCATGCAGAATTTAAAAAATTATGGCCACGCCGAACTTTATGACAATCAAATATCCTTTATTTGTGAAAGGATAAATAATAGTGGACCCATAATAAAGACAGAATACGGAGAAATATGTTTAAATTAATATGAAAGGAGTTGCAGTTTTCACGATGAAAGGGTGTCCTCATTGTCAGGTTTTTAAAAAAATGTTAACGGAAGAGAACATATTGTTTTTGGAGTATGACATTAATGAAGAACCAGAAGCTTTTGACTATTTTGTTCGCACAACCGAAATAGATTATATTCCAGCTTTTATGCTTTATAATGAAGAATCTGATGAGGACAAAATTTTGTGTTATGCGCCGACAAAAGATTTTAATCACTTAAATGAAGGTGTCAAAATAATAAAAGACTTTCTATAGCTGAAATATTATTGCACATTTCCATTTCTTTATGGTATTTCATAAATTCATCTGAAAGTTCAATGTTCCATTTATTTGTGGATATTTCAAAAACATGAAATTCGGGCGTTTCAATATTAAATGAAACGCCCAAACTTTTTATGTTGTTTTTTTCTATTTCATTGAATATTTTCACGAGATGATTAAGCATGGTTTTGCCCATATCGTTTGAATACCCATAAGGGAAAAAAGATGTTATGATGGGAATATCGTCTGAAATTTCAAATAAATTATGGTCAAAGGATTTTTTATCGCTTATTCTCATAATTTGTTTGTGAGAATATAATGGGTTTATGCTGTTGTGTAATATTGCAGATATACTTATTGGGGTTTCAATATTTTCAATATAGTTTATGCAATCCATTGAGTTTAATATTTTATCGAACACAGGATATTTTTCATTAAACTCTTCCAGAATATCACTCATCGGAATTGGGTCTGGATAATCAGTTTCCCCAGAAACAAGATAAAAATTCCTTACACTTGCAATTTGTATTTTTGATTTGTGTCCTATTTTTCTAACGATAAAATCAGACAATAGATTGACAGTGCGCTGTCTCGTCAACTCGCCGCTTAACACCATATGATATTAATGATTAGTTTGTTTTGTTTGTGTTGTAGTATTTCTCAACCGTTTTTTTGACTTTTGTGGCCAGTGATTCCATAACGGTATTTTGATTAGTTGTTTGATTCTGTGTTGTTGTCTGAGGTTTTTGTGTCTCACTGTTATTTCCTTTGCAAGAACATCCCATAATTTGATTTTTTTTTTATATAAATATGAGTTTAAAAAGAAATGTAAATATTTTTTTAAATGAATTCCAAAATATCACCTTCTATTATATTTTTATCCATGCAAGTCCCACCTTCGAATTCTATAACCATATCGCCATGACCGCAATAAGAATCACATTTAAGTGAAACGCATGGTTGGCAATTGCTATGTATTTTAACTACCGTTTTGTTTTTGATAAAAACAATATCCAAAGGAATAATGCAATTTTTCATCCAGAAGCAATGCTTTCCATTATCCATCATAAATATCATTGCATTATGAGGGGAGTTAAATGTTTTAAACATCATACCATTTCGAATGTCTTTTTTGGTTTTTGCGACTTTCCCGAAAAATTGGTGGTTATTTAATAAAAAATTCATTTACAAAAAATTTGTTTTTCTGATATTAATTATATATATTTGCATTTCGTTTTTCTTGTTTCGTTAAAACAAGATGGTGGAGACGGGGCGTTGGACATTTTGGCCGACGTCCCCCTTTTAAAATAAAAATATGAAAAGGATAGAAATAACGGAGAACGAGGTTTTTAACACACCAAATGACATGGATTTGGGTGCTTATGTGAGAAGGAAAATGGCCAAAAATCTATCGATTGCGGATTTGATTGGTCTCGAAATAACTCATTTTGAGCCACAAGCCAAGAACAGGTTCATATTTGTTAGCAATAAAAAAAGAATATCAATATCCCCTTCTTGTTCTGGTGGGCTGTGGGAGATAATAGGTAGCGAAGGTGTTAAATTGCCCGGAAAAATAACTAATGTTAACTATCAAATATCTGTTAGTGAGACACATATGACAGAATCCGATTTGGAGTTAATTATTGTTACGGATTCGGGTACTTACACCTTGAGTTGGCGCATAGCCAATTTTGAGAATTGTGCATTATCGGTTACAGAGATTTTTTAACTTAAAATTTTTCATATGTCAATCAAACAAATTTTTTCAAGCTGGGAGTTCTATTTCTTCATGGGCTTTGTTTCGCTTTCTTTGTATTTGATGTTTTTTAAACCAAAAGTGCTTTTTTCGTTTTTTAGGTTTCAAAAAAATCTTATCCTGAATTTAAAGAAAGAACGTTTGCCCGATTGGTCAAAGGCTCCCGAATGGGCAAAATATGTCGCACAAGACCAAAATGGAACATGGAGGTGGCACTTCCAAAAACCGAAACTAACAAATGGTTATTGGACAAGTGCATTGCCCACCAAATTCAATCATGCGGGGTTTTCAAAAATAAATGGAAATTCTTTTGAAAAATCCTTGCAAGCTAAACCAAAATAACTTATCTTTGCGTAGATTTTTTAACGCTTAAATTTTTTATTATGAACATTCATGTTGTGGCTCTATTAAAAGGGTATGTTCTCCATCCTAAGACATGCCAAACTTTCCACAAGAAAAACTATGTCAACTTGGTCGCTGACAATCCAAGGTTAATCGCAACCATTCAAGCAAATATCCTGAGATATGGATATATGTTTGATAAAGAAGTTATTGACGAACTGTCTTTTGCGCCATTTGATTATTTGTTTGAACTGAACGAGTCTATTGTTAATCACATCAAATCTGTTATTGGCGATGACCGTAACTACCAGCCAATTTATAAGAACTTTCCGAGAGAAGTGATGGAGATGAGTGATTGCGAATTTTTCATCAATGCAATCCTTCATTACATGACAAATGGTGATTTCGTCCCAGAAAGCGTAGAACAGCTTCGACCATATAAGTTGGAAAAGGGTGCCAAATATACTATTTTGAAATTGGCTCGTGCGAAGGAGTTCAATAACATATTCACAACGCTTTGTGGGATTAATACCAGCTTGACACCACAAGATAAGTCAATTGTGGAGTGGTTTATCAATTCTGGTATTGAACTCAAGCTACCCAATGAAATTCCTTTCAAGGAAACATTGTGCATGTTGGTTGCGTCTGGTGTTAAAGGTGTGAACATCAAAAGCGTTACGGATATTCTGAGGGTTGCAGTTTATATGTCCGGTGGGGATGTATCACTTCCTGCTGTCCCCAAAGAGCAGAAAAAAAGGGGTGAATATAAATATGCCAATATCAGTCACACAGGGATGACTTCATGGTTTCAAACTTCAGCACAACCAACCCGTGACGCATTTAAGTTCAAGAACTTCACCCGTGCGGAGAGAAGGACATTGTTGGAAATGTTTGAAAATAACAATCTCGACATTTCCGATATGGCTACACATCGCGAAAGGTGGCTCCGTCTTGGCGAAAAAATCCATCCGGGAGAATTTGCAAAGCGTTATCCAAAGGCATTTGATGCTTTTAATAAGTTGCGCAATGGAAAAATTGAAACTTGGAATGCAAAACTTGAAAAGGCGAGAAAGGAGTCTTTGGTGAAGCAAATTTCAATTTTGCGGCAAAAACCGGGAGAATTTGCCAGAAAATTGGATTCGTTGGTGCGCAAAAATATCAATAAATACAAGTACATTTTGGGTGAATTTCAGAGTGTCGCAGACAAGATTAGCAATAAAGTGCTTTTTGAATTGGCAAATCACTTTGAAAAACGTTCAGATAAATCTGCAAACCGTTCCGTTATGATTAAGGGAAAAAGAAGTCGAAAAACGCTTCCGACTCTTAATCCGCTACCGATTTTCGTTGTTGAGGATTTGACATTATTGATTTATGATGTGTTGTACAACAAGTTCAAAAAAGAGGATGGTTTGGGCAAATGCTGGATTGATCCGGAATTGAAGAAGATTCCTTTGCCATCGAATATGCGCGACATGAGCGCGTCGACACGTCCGATGGTTAGGGGAACAAGGTTTCCTTTTGGTAATAAGGACACAAAGGTTATTAGGGCTTATGTACATTGGTTTGATGAGAGAGGTAACATTGATATTGACCTGAGTGCAACATTTGTTGGTGATGACAAGAGAGCCAATATAAGCTATCACAATAAGCAGGTTGGTCGTTATAGCGTTCACTCTGGTGATGTTAGGCATCGAAGAGGTGCTTGCGCCGAATATATCGATATTGATATCGCTGATGTTGTCTCTATGGGTTACAAATATTGCCTTGTGGATGTGAGAAATTACAATGGTGGGTCACTTAAAAGCATGAAACCATCATTTGGTTTCATGGAAAGGGAATTTCCTGAAGCGAACCCCATTTGGGTCCCTGAAACCATTTCGAGTGCATACGTTCTTACATCGGAGAAATCAAACACTTATGTTTGCGTTCTTGATTTGGAGACAAGGGAATACATTGTTTTGGATGTTGATTCAGATGGTGCAACTTGGGCAAGCGGCGATAGCCGAAACATCATGGATGCGATAACCCAGTTTATTACGCCTCCGAAATTCAGTTTGTATGATTTGCTAAGGCTTCATGTTTCCGCAAGGGGCATTCAAGTTGTGAACAAAGAGGACGCTGAAAAGATTTTTGAGTTCAATGACTTCCTCGAAAGTTACGAGAAGACTGCTCAATATATGGGCATAAAATGATCGAGGTTGTTTGGCACGGTTTTGATGATGAGCTATGGTGGCTGGAAGTGGGGATTTCTTTCATGGAAACCTCACTCCATTCCCATAAACGTTATCTTTTTTCGATAGCATTGTTGTTGGTTAGCATTCACATAAGATTTGGTAGCCACAAAAAGTAAAAGAAAAAAAAATTATGAGATGTTCAGAATATTTATATATGTATCATATTTGATTATTTGTTTGATATTTGCATTTGCTGTTGCGGATGTATTTTTTGTTAAAGACAGGGCTTTGATAGTGATATCAAGGCCGATTCCTTTTGTAATAACTTTATTGATTTTGTTGGTTGCACCATTTGTTGAATATAAAAGAAAAAACCATGCGCCATAAGTATTCATTGATTCGAAAAACCGAAACTTTAACTCTTGACGAGCTTTTGGATATTGCAAAACATACGTTGTTTTGGCTTGAGAATAATTTGGGCGTCAACAAAAGGCACAAGATAAGGCAGAGCTTGTGCATAACAAACGATATTTCTGCTTTCATGGGTTTATATAAAAACAACCGAAAACCCAACCATCTTCAGTGGTTGGGATGAAAGGTTGTTAAATAATTGTTAAATTTTTAATAAATATGAACTTTTAATAAATTAAAATGTATTTATCATATATAATGAATTTCTGATAAATGTTAAAAGCATATAAATATAAACTTAAACCTAATGATGAACAAAAGGTGCTTTTGAATAAGCATCTGGGTTCCATTAGATTTGTTTATAACTTTTTTCTTAATGAAAGAAAAAAGGAATATGAAGATAACAAAAATACTATTAACTATTATGATAATGCAAAAGCATTAACGGAATTAAAAAAACAAGAAAACTATTATTGGTTAAACGAAATCAATTCGCAATCACTACAAACTGCGTTGAAAAATTTGGAAACCGCATATAAAAACTTTTTTAAATTTAAAAAAGGATTTCCAAAGTTCAAATCAAAACGAAACAGGAGTTCATTTTCTGTTCCACAGTCAGTGAAATTAGAGAATGGAAAATTAGTAATACCTAAGTTTAAAGAACCAATTGATTTAATCCTAAGCAGAAAATTTACTGGAACCATTAAGCAATGCACAATTTCAAAAACCCCGACAAATGAATATTTTGTCTCAATTCTTGTTGAAACGGAACATAAAAAACTCCCGAAAACAGGGAAAATTGTTGGAATCGATTTGGGCATAAAAGATTTTGTTATAACCAGTGACGGATATAGGTATAAAAACAATAGATACACAAGAACATATCAGACTTTACTCAAAAATGCTCAGAAACATCTGAGCAGAAAGAAGAAAGGCTCAAAAAGATACGAAAAACAAAGATTGAAAGTTGCAAAGCTACACAAGAAAATAACCAATTCTCGTGTAGATAATTTGCACAAAATATCCACAGAGTTAATCAGAAAATATGATAAAATCATATTGGAAGATTTGAACGTTAAGGGATTAATGAAAAATCATAAACTTTCAAAACACATTGCCGATGTTAGTTGGTCAAAGTTCATAGAACTTTTGACTTACAAAGCAGAATGGAATGATAAAGAAATTGTCAAGATTGATAGATTTTTTCCGAGTTCCAAAACATGCAATTGTTGTGGATATATAAATCAAAATCTAAAATTGGATATGAGGGAATGGACTTGTCCATCCTGCAATACAAATTTGGATAGAGATTTGAACGCAAGCATAAATATCCTCAAAGAAGGATGTAAAATAATATCGGACGGGACATCCGATTACAGAAGTGGAGGTGAAATAAGACCAACACCAGTTGGCACAACCGATGAAACTTCCAAAGTTCCAGATACTTATAATCTGGAAGCCCAACCATCTTCAGTGGTTGGGTAGTTCACATGAGCCTTATAAAAACAAAATGACGATTTACGTTAAAAATAATGAATACATAAGAGATTTCGTTCAAACAATCATTCACGAATATACCCACACACTGCAACCGATAAAAACAAAATATAACAAATATCGCAATTTACCATGGAGAGATAATCCTTATGAGGCTGAGGCAATTAATAATGAGTTAACTCTATATAAAGATTGCTGGAAGGAAGTCAGAAAAAATTTCAGAATTAAATGATATATCCGGGAAATCTTTTCCAATATCACAGAGAAAAAAATAGATTAATAGCATCGGCTTCGGATTTGATTAAAGTTAGTGGAGATATTACTTTTTCAAAAAGAAATTTTTCGATATTGAGTGAAAGCGGAAATTCAAAAGATTTTAAATTCATCTTTGAACATATATCTGGTCATGAAAAATGCACCAAATATTTTTTTAAATCCGATTGTGATTTAACTTGTGCAATTATCATATGAGGCTTTATTTTTTTTTGAAGTTCGATATATTTATGGGTAAATATTCATAAATTGCGAACATCAATTTATATCATTTTAGGCTTACTTTTTATTTCTTATAATTCTTTTGGCCAAATAACCCCTATGCCTGCGGGGAATAAGTTAAGGTTAATTTGGCAAACAACCGGAGATGGCTTGGTATATAGAGGGTCTGGTGCGCCTGTGTACACTCCCACATCTACTAATAATGCTTGGATGTATTTGGACACTACTTCAAATATAGTATATCATTATGATGATGGGGTTTGGAAAAACATATTGGCCAATCTAAAAATGCCCGTTGATAGTATTATATTTAACACAGACAATGATTCTATTGTTAGTACGGGCGAGCTTGCTTGGAATGACACGGATGGCACTTTGCTACTTGGAATGAAGGGTGGGAATGTTACCCTTCAGATTGGCCAAGAAGAGTTGCATTATGTTAGAAACGAGACTGGCACACCTTTAACTGTCGGTACTGTTGTATATATAAATGGTGTATCTGGGCAAAGACCGACTGTTCAAAGATCGGAATCTGACACTGAAATAGGCAGCAGCGTTACATTTGGGGTTGTAACGGAACCAATAACCTCTGGGCAATCTGGGTTTGTTACAGTTAGCGGATATGTTAGAGGCATAAACACGGGTAGTTATACTCCGGGTCAGGCTCTTTGGTTGGACACCATTGCCGGACAATTTACGAATGTAAAACCTCATGCGCCTCTTCATGCAGTTTTGGTTGGTTATTGCATTACAAGCACGACCGATGGTACAATATTTGTTAAAATTCAGAATGGTTATGAGCTCGAAGAGCTTCACGATGTATTGATTACCTCACCAACAAATGGACAAACAATAAGATATTTGGCTGATTCTTTGTATTGGAAAAATGATTCAATCATAAAGGCATCAGATGTTGGCATTATTAATACGGTCAATATTGCCAATAACGCTATCGATAGCACAAAGATAATTGATGGTGGCGTTTCTTATACGGATTTATCTCAAAGTGTCAAAGATAGTTTGGCTAATTATCAAGGGAAAATAACACTTACCACCAACAATAATTCTGGTGCGGCAACTCTATCAAATGATACACTTAATATTCCGCAATATTCTGGCAGTACCGATTTATCTTTTTCGGGCACATCTTCGCCCGTGACGTTAAATAGCAGTACTGGGACAGATGTGGTTTTGAGTGCGGGTTCGGGTATTTCTTTTTCCGCAAATAGCAACACATTAACAATAACAAGTACTGGAGGAGGTGGTAGTGTAACTGGTACCGACGGAAGGGTTTTTTATGCGGATTCAACCGGGAGTGCTGTTGCAAATGACTCGCTATCATGGGATTACACAAACAAGAGATTAGGTGTTAACAAAACATCTCCTACAGCAACATTAGACGTTAACGGAACAAGTTCATTAGGGGGGAATACGGCTATTACAGGATCGGCCTCTGGAACTGCTTTTAATGTTAAGAATGGGTCTGGTCAAGATATTATAGTTGCGGGTGCTTCAGGTGCTATCCCACCCATTACGGTTACAAATTCTAGCGGTACATACATTGCGCTTGGTGTTGAGACATCTTTTGCTCCGACGTCTGGTGCTGGCACTTTTAACCTTATGTATGGTGCTCCAATAGTCAATCAATCAAATGCCGTAGGTGTGACAAGAGGTTTGTATTTAAATCCTACTCTAACATCTGCGCCAGACTGGAGGTCTATAGAATGGAGTAACAATAGCGGGTTTGGGTTGTATGGTTCTGGTTCAGCAAACAATTATTTGGAGGGGTTATTAACGGTTGGCAACAGCACACCATCAGCAAAACTGCACGTTAGAGGTATTGGTACTACGACTAATGAGACTTTTGTTGTTGAAAATTTATCTGGCATAGATAATTTTAGAGTGCTTGACAATGGGAGAATTGAAATTGGGCGAAATACAGCGGCGACAACTCAAGCAACAGCAACGATTGCTGCCGCTGGTGTTGATGGGAGTATTGGAATTACAATTGCACCAAAGGGCAATGGTGCTATTGTGGCAAGAGAATCAGGAAACGCTAGAGGTAATGGTGCAGTCGATTTACAATTAGGTGGGTCAAATATAGATGTTGCTAGCGGTAATCGTTCTGCTATTTTAGGTGCATCAAATAGCAGAGCAACCGCAGATTTATCTTCCGTTGTTGGTGGTTCTGTAAATTACGCAACGGCAAGTCAATCAATCGTATTAGGTGGCGATAGCAATACAGCAAGTAGCACAAATGCTGCGTGTTTAGGTGGAACAGTAAATAAAGCACAGGGAATTCAATCTGTTACAGTTGGAGGTAGTTCATCGACTGCTAGTGGGTCAAATAGCTCTGTTGTTGGAGGCAATACATCGACTGCTAGTGGGGCAAATAGCTCTGTTGTTGGTAGTACCGCATGCACAGCATCTGGTTCAGTGTCTGGTATTATTGCGAGCACCTCAAGCACGGCATCCGGTGTAAACTCTGCTGTTATGGCTGGTTCAAGTTCGTTGGCGACTACCACTCATAGTGTATCATTTGGTGGCGGCGCCAGATCTGATTTATATGGTTTTATGGCAATTGGAAGTGGATCAATCGCTAGCAGTAGTGATGCGCAGACATCTAATATGCGTTTGCGTCGGGCTATCACTGGCACAAGTCAAACTGAATTATTTCTTGACGGAAGTTCACTTAGAGCTGTTTTGCCGATTACTTATGGAACTGGTAGTGGGCCAACAAGCGGTAGAATTTGGAATGCTCGTGTACAAATTGTTGCTACTGTGGTAACGGTTGGTACGGGACCGGACACACTTGTTGCTGGTTCTTCTTTTATCGGGAATTACACACTTGGGATTAAGCGGATTGGGACAAATACTTCATTAATAGGTTCAGTTCAAACCGATCATACCCCGCAAAGTGATTTGGGGATGGAAACGTGCGTGGTTACAATAGATGCGGATGACACGAACGAGGCGTTAAGGGTTCAGTTCACTCCTCCTTTTGACGCGGCTTCAAATACGGTTATTCGTGTTGTTGCGACGGTATATTTAACGGAGGTTGGTTATTAGGTAATATAAAATTAAAACATATATCAATGAGGATTTTATTTTTGTTTTTCTTTATTTTTTTTATTTCTAATTTATCTGCACAAGTGCCTGTTGATAGCTTGTCGCAGTTTAACACTCCTTTTGCTACTGTTGTTGAGTTAAGTCGCAATGAGACATTTAGGAGTAGGGTTGGTGTTGCGATGTATATTCGGGCTGGTCAGGCTTTGGTTGATACCACTAATCAAAGTACAATGGAGAAGTACTACGAAAAAATTTTTGCGTCTCTTGTTGTGACGGAGGGGGATAATCGTTATTTTGTTTCTTTATTCACAAATGCGGCACTTACGCAGGGGGCGCAACTTGAAACGCCTGATGAGTTGATTTATGCGTATGTAAGTGGTTTGTGGGGTGAAATTGTAAAGGCTTGGATGTATAGAAATGGTTACATAAAACCGCCTTCCGATAATGGTAATGAATGATGTTATTATTTTTGTTCAATAATGCAATAAAATGAATATAAGGTATTTTATATTTTTTTGTTTTTTTATTTTTGTTTCTGATATTTTTGGGCAAGCATACATATATCGTATTGACCCTAGTTTATTTTTAGATGAGTTCGGCAATGCTCATACGGCTATTTCATTTAGAAAACTGCGTGACGGTTACTCTGGACGATGTGTTGAAGTATTGAAGGATAGTACCGGAGATTTAACTAGCAATATTGGTTTTGCTGGTAATTTTTTAGATACCGTTGCTTTAAAAAGATTTTGTGGTAGCAATAGTTGTCGTATTAGAACATGGTACGATCAAACTGGTAATGGCAGGAACTTTGTTCAGGAGACTAAAGCAAATATGCCGACCATTGTAAATGCTGGAACAATAGTGCGCAATGAGGGATATGTGATTGCTGATTTTGATGGTACTAATGACCTTATGAGTGTGAATAATAGCACTGCGATTTATAACTTTATGCATAATGGTAGTTTTTCAACTTTTTTGCTGGTGGCTCACAAAAATGTGGTAAAAGGTCAGATTTTTTTTGGTACTAATCGGGTAACTGGGAGTGACATTGGGTTTGTTCTTTGGGAGTCGAACTCTATTCCTAACAACTTAGGTTCGGTGGTTGTAAATCCTTTTTTATTTCCAGTTGGTAATTATAGCAACGATAATCCACTTATAAATTCTGAACATTTTTTGATTTTTGGTTTTACGGATGCGGATAATTCAATTCCGGAAAATAGAAGTGAAAACTACATTAATAACGGAGTCGCGATAAAAAACAATGCGGGAACTGCCCTTCCAACAACAAATAATGCTTCAAATAACCTTGGTATCGGTTCGGTAGGAACTTCAGCTAATTTCCTTAACGGGGGTATAAAAGAACTTATTATTTACAATTCTGACAAACGTGGCGATAGAACAGGTATGCAAACAAACATTAATACATTTTATTCGATATATTAAAAAAATGAATATAAGATATTTTTTATTTTTTTGTTTTTTTATTTTGGCATCAGATATTTTTGGGCAATTATATTTTGATAGGTTTGATTCTGATCTTTTATTGGATTCATTTCCTTCGGCGGCGGTAGCGGTTTCCTTGCGCAAGTTAGACAAAGATTATACTGGTTTTTGTGTTACTGTTAGAAGAGTTAATGGCGATACAATCAATATAGGTTTTAGGAATAATTATCTTGACACAATAAGTTTAAAAAACTTTTGCGGTACGGGCGCGGGAGATAGCTGCTGGGTAAGAAGGGTATTCGATCAGAGCGGAAATGCTAATAATACAACATCAACAATTAACGCTAATCAACCAAGAATATTGACTTCAGGCGTACTTGAAAAAGATGGCAGTAACGCTACGATGGTATTTGACGGAACCAACGACCGACTTGTAATGGATAGCGCGGTATTATTTAATGGCAATGCTTTTTCTTGGTTTTTTGTTTTTCGAAATACAAATGAAATCAATAACACAAGCATTACTGGAGCTTTTTTCACTGGCATTTCAGGAAATGAAAACGCATTTTTATCCGTTGGTTTTGGTGGAAACTGGACCGCAACATTAACGAATGAAAGAATTTCTATTCTTACATTGCAGGATGTAACCGTAAGGGGATACGGCGAAACAAGCGAAAACATAGCGGCATCTAATAATTTGTATTCATTTATTTTCCCTAACGCTGCGCCGTCATTATATCGAAATAATGAACTCAAAACACTTACCAATAGTTCCTTTGGCGGATGGGGTTCTACAACAGAACCAACAAGTTTAAAAGGTATAATGTACGACCACAGCCGTTCAGTCAATTTTATTAATGGAAAAGTACAGGAAATTATTATATATAAAAGCGATCAAACGTCAAATCGCAGCGCGATAAATGACAATATTAATAGAGCTTACTCAATATATTAACAACATGAATATAAGATATTTTTTATTTTTCTTTTTTTTTATTTTGGCATCCGATATTTTTGGTCAAATTTATGTTGATAGGTTTTATGATATACTTTTTTTAGATGAATACCCAAGTGCAGAGGTGGCTTTTTCGCTAAGAAAACTTGACAAGGATTACGGCGACAGTTGCGTTGTTGTTAGACGAAGCAATGACAATGCACTTGACACGATAGGGTTCGTGAACGACTATCTCGATACCGCGACGATGAAAACGTTTTGCGGGGCGAATAATTGCTTTGTGCGCGTGTGGTTTGACCAATCCGGCAACGGCAGGAACGCCACAATGACGACAGATGCAAATCAGCCGCAGATTATTGCTTCAGGCGCATTGATTAAGCAGGGGTCTAAAGTCGCGTTGAAATGGGATGGCATCAACGACAGGCTTGAATTTGCGGAGATTAGCCTTACCGCTGCAACACATTTTATTGTTACGAAAAGGGATTCTTTACCTCAGTATCAAAATTATCTTGACATTGGAAATCCATCTGCGGCAACTAGTATGTATATCGCCATAATGCACAACGACGTAAGCTATGGAAGGCTGTTGGTTGCCGCTTCACCAAACAGCACAAGGGGCGGGTCAACGGGAATCAACATTAACAATGTACCTGTACCGCTTACGACTTATAGAATTTATGCGGGCACATGGAGTGGAGCAGGCACTAATGGAGCGCAATTTTATAGGATATGGGATAACAATTTCGAGTGGACACCGCTTTATAATTCTGGAATTATCGGAGCCAGTAGTTCCACGACGTCATCTCTTAATGGAATTTCAGGAACACTACAAGAGGTAATTTTATATGGCTCCAATAAGAGCTCGGTTATAAGAGGAATGAACAATAGTATCAATAATTTTTACTCAATATATTAAGAATGAACGCATCGAAAGAAAAATTAAATATGTCTTTTGAAGATTGGTTAAAAGAAAACAAAGAAGCCAATATTAGAGAAGCTTTTTTTGCTGGAGTCAAAATGGCATTTGAACAAATTAAGGAACAAGAAGATGATAAGTTCACCATGATGTTTGGTTTTGACCTTCCGAATCTAAAAAAAATATCGGATTGATATTATTTTTTGCTTTTGCGATATTCGCCAAATAATATCAAAAAAATGCCAATCAAAACCATAATGTAAATATCATCTCCTTTTCTCGGAAAGGCTTTTTCAACGCTCAGGCAAACAACAACCAGAACGGCAATTCCAACGAGCAATTTGCCAATGAATATAATCTCGTTGTTCAACTTATTGTGGTTTTAAATCCGCCTTTCATGATTCTAAAAATATAATTATAGTATAGCTCTTTCAAATTTTCTTCGGAATCATTGATATCCTTAAATTCCAAATCCGTCTTAAACTCCTCAAAATCATAAATTTCAAAAGCATTAAACTTGCAGAAAAATTGTTTAATACCGAATTTGTAATCTTCGAGTTGATATTCTTCTTCTTTTTCTGTTACGTTTAATAACCCGATATTAATGAAAGCATCAAGAATTTCATGAGCATCATTTAAATCAATAATAGGGTTTAGATTATCATGGATATGTTTTGCGACGTTCTGGTATTCTATGTTATCTTTTCCGATGCTTGCGCCTGAAATAACCGAAGGTTGATAGCGATATAACCTCCAAATAATTCGCAAAGAGCGTTCAAAAACTTGGTTATATTTGGAAAATGTTTTACCATTCTCTTCGATATAATTTTGTTCGCACCATTTGGCAATTTTGATGAAAAGTTCTCTATCATGAGAATCAGAAAAAAAGTTCCTAAAATTAATCATGGCTTTAAATTTTTAAGTTGTTCTAATAATTGTTTGTTAAGCGTGATTATGTTTTCTTTATATTTTTCGTTTTTTCCGAACGCTTCATCGGCTTCTTTGGTGTCTTTAAATTTTGAATAGAAAGATTCATTATGTTCAATCATGGATATTAGTGATAATATTCTCCATGAATATCTTTCAATCAATGTTACGGTTTCTTTGTAATCTTCATCAATCATATTTTAATAATTGTTCCTTTTGCGACATCAATAAAAGCATTTTCCCTATAAGCCACACCGCCATTAACTGAGTATTGGCTTTTGGTTTTTTGGGTTTCAAAATCTATTAAAAAATTGCCACGTTTATCTGATATTTTATATACCAAAAAAGAGTTATTAAGTTCAAAATAAACAAACAAAACGAATGGCAAGTTCAAGTATTTTGAATATTCTGCACATTTATCCAACTTTTTCTTTGTTATCATATATGTGGGATATTTCCTTCCCCTGAACACAATTCCATCTTTATAGACGTGTCCTTTTCTTGTCCTGACTTCGAACATGGCAACAACAATGTGGCTTTTGCATATGAACCCATCAAAAGAAAGTGGAGTTATGTCTTTATCTTTTTCATCTTTTATAAAGAAAAAGCCCCTTTGAATTTTCTTTGATAGCTCGTCTATTTTATTCTCCCCGATTAGCTGGGCTTTGTTACCCGCTTCGGAATGTACGTCGTAGTAATAAATCATTTCATTTCTTTTCTAAGAACAATCAATGAATCATCGTTTTTGAAACGCCATATAAATTCATCATTTTTGTTGTATTTTTCGATGGCTGTTTCATTTAACCCATATTTGGAGAAATAATCTTTGAAGTTTTGAACGCCTTCTCGTTGACTATTGAATTCATCTTTAAAGTGCGATTTAAATTGTCCCTTAAACTTTTTAAAAATTTCTAAAACATAAATTTCTTGGCTCATAATTGTTTATATTGTTTGAATTTTTGAATATATTTACTTAAAAAGATATGCGAGAAATCATTAATCGTTTTAAAATTTTGCTTGAGCAAAATAAAATAAATGAATTAAAAGAAGGTGCGGGAATTTTGCCAGTTGCCTTATCCACAAAGCGAGCTTCCATTCCACTTCGTTCAAGGCATGTTGTTGAAGGTTCCACTTGGTGCTTGTGGGGTGGAAAAGTGGATTCAAATGAACAACCAAAACAGGCGGCCATTCGTGAATTAAAAGAAGAAAGTGGATATTCCGGCAAAATCATGTTAATTCCATTATTGATTAATGAACGCAAAGATATAACGTTTTTCAATTACTTGGGAATAATCGAAGAAGAATTTTCGCCAAAAATTAACTGGGAAACTCAGGATTTTAAGTGGGTTGATTTTGAAGAACTTCTTTCAATCGAACCAAAGCATAGTGGATTAAAGAAATTGCTCAAAGATTCAACCTCACTTAAAATAATTAGAAAATATATGGTTTAAAAGCCAAAAGCATCCAAACTCCATGCGAATGGGTTTCCGTCTAAATTTTTAATCTGGTCGAACATTAATTGTACAACATCTCTGGTTTCTTTTTGTGCATCAGGCTTCAGTCTAAGTTCGAACAAATGAAAAAAAGCAAGTAAAGATCCGGTCCAAACGAATGTGGTATTAAGGTTTAGTGGTAAAATACTTCTGGCTTGTTCTTTACTAACACCCAAAGCAATCAATTCTTCGTATCTTACTTTTGCAAGTTCTATAATTTCATTTTCAATTTCGATACACCTTTGTTGGTTTTCGACCACACCTTCGCTACCTTGTTTGCTTGATTTTGATTGTTTTCTCCACTCGGTAATTTTGGTGTAGGAATCGGAAAAATCAACATACCTTCCTGATATGGAATTTACGCTTGTATTTTCCATTGTTTCCACCTCTAACCCTACCTCGTGCTTCCTGAGCTGCCTTTCCACATATATGGGGCAAGTAATCCTATAAGATAATTGTGGATGTCTGAAAGGGCTTGTGTGCTTGTGGGATGCCAAATATTTGATGAGTTTCTGATTTTGCTCATTGGTGTATGTTGATGCCAATTTATCATAAGAAACTCTGGCAACATCACAAACCCTCAAATCGTCCCCGAAATAATCAATTAATTCTGCTTTCATATTTTTTTTACTACAAAGGTAAGTTTTTTTTGGAAAAAAGGTAGGCATATCATATCTTTGTGGAAAATTTTTTGTTATGAATAGGGTTTTGTATGCTGTTTGTTCGACTTGTTTGTTTTATTTCTTTATTTCTTCTAAGAAAGGGGTTAGGACTATTGATACTTTGTATCCAAGTCCGGAAGACTTGGCAAGCACAGAAATTGCAAGAAATGCTTCGGAGTTACCTGAAGAATATAGGGAGGAATATATTGACATATATGCCGTTTTAAATAACCCTCCAGATATTCCAGAGGAAAACTTTAATGGGTTATATGAAAGGATTGCTGAACTTGATAAAATGAGACAAAATTATGACCCAAGCGTTGTAACAAGAGAAATCGAGGAAAATGATGTGTTCATTGAAAGTGAAGGCGGTGGGTTGAGACCATTGAATGTTCCATTCATAAAAAATGCTGGATACCAAATGAAAAATTTAACAAGAAATGAACTTATAGATTACATGGAATCTTTGGGTTTCAACAATCTTGATAAATATTCCACTGGTATGATTAGAAGGATATGGTTGGCATATAGCTACGACCAATTCTTCTGGGACGTACATTACAAAACGGAATTGCCAATATCCATTATATATTGTTATTTTATAATGGAGGCTACGGTTCAAGGCGTGGAATCTGATTTGATGCGAAACTATATGAATCCGGGTGGTGTTAAATTCAGGGGGGTTGGAAAGAAGGCCAAAAAATATGACGATTGCTACAATAAAACAGGCCAACCAATTCTTTGTGATTTTGCTGTGTATGAGACTTATAATGATATGGTGAACGGCTGGTCTTCTGTTTTTAACAACGAAAGATATGCTGATTGCAAAACGTACAAGTACGCCGGGGAAATTTGCAAGTGTTTATACCGTTCAGGTTATCACACAGCGAATAACTGGTCAAGAAGAGCTGCTATAAGCAGGGAATACTGGAAGTTGAGGTCAACATTTCCTAACTGAAAAAAATATTAAAATGAAGATTTCCAAAAAAATTCAAAAGATTCTTGAAGGGAAAAAGAATGTTAAGATTTCTTATAATCTCGGAAAGAATGGTTTGCCATTGATTATCGGTTACAAAAAATCTTTGTACTTTGATTATCTCAATGGCACAGCAAAAGTGGAAAGCAAGGAATCAAAGGCGGCTTTTATGAAAACCATTTCCATGGATAAACTTTCAAAGTTTTATCCCACCATCGGGAAATATACAGTTTTCGATGTGGTGTATTGTGCTACTTGGTTACTTAAAGGGGAGAGTTATGTTAACGCATTTATTAAATCTGATTTGGATTTCGTACCAACCCTTATGTACAACAAGTATTTGTCACATCTTGAAAGCAAGATACGACAACTGGGGAACAATAAGTTTGAATGGGATGTTACAAACGAAAAGAGATTGACTTACAAAGAGTTTTGTGCGAATATCTTGAAGGACCAAAGATTTATGTCCAATCATGGATATGTTTTTGAAAATAATGTGAACAACCAAGTCAAAAAGGTTGTGGATGAACTGAAATTCAAAAGCGAGTCTTCCATGAATATTGCGAACTTTGATAGTTCTTTGCCGAATGTTTTTAATTGTCAATTGGCATTTAATAAGCGGAAGAAAGATGGGTCAACAAAATTGGACTTGACGGTAAAGGCACAAAGGATGGAAGGGTTGGTTTTCTTTTCTTTTGCTTTCACCTTGTATTCATTGGTTCTAAAAGTTATTGCTTACGAATGCGGGTTCTCATTGGGAAAAATTCATTTTTTGATTGACAAGATTGATGTTGAAAATTATCCTGAGAATGTTGAATATGATGATATTCATTTCAATATTGATATGATGAGATATCCGAGTCCGATTTACGGAAGCGCAATTGCGGAATTATCGAAGATTCCAGTAATTTAAGATATTGTTAGTGAGAGTTTTTGAGAGCCCTGCCTATATGGTGGGGCTTTCCTTTTTGTAAGAGAAATATTTTATTTCAAATGTAGACTTGGGTGGGTTATTTTTGTTCACAAAAGATGTAACACCATTATTGATGATTACATTCATTTTATGTCCATCGAATTTTGATAATATATCTTTATCCAGAATTTCCCTTACCAGAATATCGTCATAATAAAATCTAATATAATCTTTTTGCCAATCGCATTTATATTTTATGAAATTTCTTGTTACATCTTTTCTTAAATTTGTTCTTTGTCCACCAATATATTTGTTGATATCATTTTCTCTATAATGTAAATTTGTTTGGACATCATATTGGGGATTGATGAAATTAAAAAATCCTCTTCTTGTTATGAATCTTGGACTATTATCAGAATATCCTTCTAAAATATCAATTTCTGGAGGCCAAGAATACCATGAGTACATCCAAAATGCTGGCCATAAGTTTAATCCTGTTGGAAGTTTGGCTTCAATTTCAAAAGTCCCATAGGAAAATTCATTTGTGCAAGAAACAAGCCCAACTCCAATGTTGGAGGTGAGGTTCAATTCTCGAAAAAACTTTGGATTAAGGTCTGTTTTTAGTTTCAATGTTTCGCCTATTTCTACTTGGGATGAATCGTACCACCAATGGGATTTTTCTGGATGTATTTCCCCCCATCTTTCTTGAGTTATCCAGTTATATCCGCACCATTGAAACTCTTTCATAATCACATTTTTCCGGGATGGTAAATCCTCTTGCTGGGTGGTAAGGCATATTTGTTGAATTTCTTTTTCTCCATTGCCTTTTGGGCATATTGCATTTGTGGGTCTGGTGGAGCATAAGAGTAATCTTTCGGTTTCTTGATGAGTTTTATAAAAAATTGTCTTGCGATGTCATTGCTCATTTTGGAATAGATATCGGTAATACGTTTCAATTCATCGCTTCCGTTTAAGAATATGTCAATGATGATTTCAATGGTTGCCCTATCTTGTTTTGGATAATAGTAATTTAGTTTTGAGACCATTTCTTTTTTGGTTAATAGTTCTCTGGTATTTCTGTCATATATTTTGAAATCTGAAAATACAAGTCGTTCTGGTCTGCCCAATTGTGGTTGGGCTTGTTCCGAAAGAATTGACTTATTGTATTTTTTAAGAGTTTCTTTTAGAGAACCATAATCAAAATATATAATGCTAACAACCCTTGCCGCATCATGTTTTTTTGATTCTCTTAAAATTTTATAAGCATCGTCCGGGTTTGATTTTTCAACCTCAGATAATGCTAACTTAACATCACTTGGGTCAAAATCAAGCCATTGGGAGAATTCTTTTAACGTTATTTTGGGCATGATTTTTATTTATAAATATATGATTTCCACAAAAAAATGTTTAATTTTGATATATTTATTGGTGAAAAGAAATTGGATGAAAATATTAATAACCGAAGATCAATTAAGATGGTTGATATCCGAGGGAAGGGGTAATGTTTTATATTATTATCGCACTAAAATTTCACTAATAGATATATTAGAAACGAATAGGATTAGAGCATCATCATCAGCTACTAAGGCTGAGATTAAATTTAGTAAAAAAAGGTTATTTTTCGTATCCACCACTAGAATTAAAGAATACGTTTTTGGTGGTAAAGGTTGCAGAATATATTTGGATGCTGAAAAGCTAAAACAAAGATACAAAATTGTTCCGGTTAGTTACTTTGGTGGGAGACAGAAATATAAGGTTGAACATGAGGAAAGAATTTTAATGGATGACCCATATTTGGTGGCATCTGATTACATCACCAGAATTGATGTTCTTATTGAAAATGAGCGCTCTTATGATTATGGGGTAGAAATTCTTAAATTATCTAAAAAAATTAATATTCCGGTTTATTTTTTTGATAATAGGTACTTTTATCAACAAGGAGATGAAAAAAAATCTATTGAACTTGATTTCGATTCTGTATCTTTTAATAACCGAATTGTTAAATATAGGGTAAGTGAAGATGATTTAATTTTATTTTTTTCTATTTTTTATATAAGCCAAAGTGATTTGCATTGGTTTAAACATATAGATAAGGAAGAGTTAGGAATGAAATTAAAATATTTTTACGAATATAAAACACAATACGAAGAAGCGTTTTTAGAAGTTTTAAAATATATGCAAGGAAATAAAGAATACTTACCTCTTTTGAGTTTTCTTGGAAAAACAATTAGAAAAAGTGGAAGTAATAGTATATATGAATTTATAAACAAAGAGTATTCAAAACTGATTGAAATGGTGAATGGTGGTAATATTATTAATGATATAAATTTATATTCAAAAAATATAATTAATTATGGAGACGTACCAAACATCATTAAATCTTACATTTTGAAAGGCTCTGTTGGCGACCTTTCTTTGAATGAAAAGCATGTAAAAACGTTAGGTTCGCTTGAAAAAGTAAAAGATGGTTCATTGGTTTTGCGTTGGCTTAATAAATTAGTTGATTTGGGTAGTTTAAAGGAAGTTGATGAAGAGTTAACCATATGGAATTGTCCGCAATTAAAGAGTTTGGGGAATTTGGAAAGGGTTGGTGGCTCCTTGCTTTTAGGGAAATGCAACGCATTAAATGATTTGGGTTCATTAAAAGAGGTAGGTGGGAAGATAATCATAAAACAAACACCAAAACTAGAAGAATTGCTTAAATCCGGTGAACTTGAAAAGTTATATCCACAATTTAAAGGAAAATTTGAAATATGAAAATATTAATAACTGAGGATCAATTAAGATGGTTAATATATGAGGGAAGGGATAGTGTTTTATATCATTATGGTTCCAAAGAATCTTTAGTGAATATTTTGCAAACGAATAAAATAAGGGCATCATTGGTTGATTGGTCTGAGAAATATTTCAGCAAGGGTAGAATGTTTTTCTTATCAACAACGAGAGTTAAAGAATTTGTTTTTTTGGGGTACGATTGTCGGATTTACTTGGATTATTCAAAAATAAAACAGAAATACAAAGTTATACCAATTAACTTTTTTGGTGAGAAAAAATCGACTGAACATGAGGAAAGAATTTTGATGAATGAGGCTTATTTGGTTGCATCTGATTATATCACCAGAATTGACGTTTTTGCTGCTAAATATAGAAAATATAATAGTGAAATCTATAGATTGGCGACCAATCTTAATATTCCAATTTATTTTTTTGAATATAAAAGGGATTACGTTAAAGGTGATGAAAAGAAAGCTGAAAAAGAAATAACATTACAGACCCCTGATTATCCTGAAAATGTTAAAGGAAATATATTAGAGGATAACTTAATTTCTTTCCTTTCAATTTTTTATATTACTAACAAAAATTTACATTGGTTAAAATTTATAAATAAAAAAGTTTTGTACGATCGTTTGTTGCTTTTTTATAAAAATAATAGCGTTTATAGAAAAAATTTTAAACGTATCATAAGCCTGATGTATGAAAATGATAAATATTGGGCTTTTCTAACTCTTTTGGCTAAAACCATGCGAAAAGTTGGTGCATCTGATGTAGATAAGTTTTTGGATATACAATATTGGAAGTTATATAAGATGATGGAAGAAGGAGATTTGGATTATATATTAATAGAAGAACAAGAAGAAAAATTAAATATATATATTTCAAATGGTTCTACTGGGAATTTGAATTTGCGTGGTTGCTCTTTAACAAATTTGGGTGAATTACAAGAAATTGAAAAAACATTAGAGATATCAAGCTCTAAACTATTGATAGATTTTGGTAAATTAAAGACTGTTGGTGTTGATTTAATAGCAAGCAATTGTCCACTTTTAAAAACATTTAGTTTTCTTGAGAGAGTTGATAGAAACTTAGATGCGAGTAACTGCCCAGAATTAAATGATTTGGGGGAACTTGAAGAAGTCGGTAAAGATTTTTACTTGGGAGATTGTATTTCATTAACAAATTTGGGGAAACTTAAAAGAGTTGGTGATTTGATACATTTGAGGGGTTGCACATCACTAATTAGTTTGGATAATCTTGAATCCGCGAAATATGTAGATGTGAGGGATTGTACTTCGCTAAAAAATTTGGGTAAACTTGATAATGTAGAAAAAAGCATATATATAAAAAATACCCCATTGGAATCACAGTTTAAATCTGGAGAGTTAGGTGAAAAATATCCCAAACTTAGGTACAAATTTGTAATATGAAAATATTAATAACTGAGAAGCAATTTGGAAATATTTCTCAACATATTTTGATTGAAGCAAGCAATCCACTTCCATATGAGTTAAAGAAAACTTCAGATGGTTATGTTGCATATTTCACTATAGAAAATGAAGAAGGAGAAATAATTGATAGAATGAAGGTTGACCTTGATTACATCAAAAACATTTCAGAGAATTCTCCGTGCTTGGATGGATTAAGCGGTTTGGAAATATCTTTTAGAACTGCAAAATATGAAAACTTGTGGACCGTTAACGTAACCAATTTAAACAAACCATTTTTAATAATGGCAACGGTTATGAAAATTATTTCCGATGTTCTCGAAAAAGAACCAAACGTTGTTGAATTAAGATATGAGGCAATGGGGGACAAATTCGATAAAAAAGATAGATTTTACAAATATTATATCGAAAAACATATAAATTCAAATAATAATGAATTATATGTGCAAAAAGATATAATTAATAAATTTTTACCGTTTAAAACCAAAGATTATAGTGGATTGATGAGATCAGATATAATTGATTGTTTGCAAAATAACAACTAAAACATCTCACAACCATTTCTATCAGTTATTTCGGCTTCCACATGCTCCATCAGCAAAACAGCCCTATCATATTCTTCCCTCAATTGTTTTTTGGTTTTAACTTTTTTCTTGATTCTTTTTGGGAAGAAATGTTTGTTTGAAATTTTCATGTTAAATATTTTTCACAAAGATATAAACGTTTTTTCACTTTCGCAACTTAGCAAAAGTTGATATAATATTTTTCATTCCCTTCATGGATATATATTTGCCAACCAATCCCCCAAGCAAATAGAAAGGAATCACAAAATAATCACCTTTGAATAAGCTATCCAGAGAATAATAAGCCAATGCCAATGAAATCAAATTAATCCAAATGGAGTTTAGCAACAAATGATTGATTTTGTTTTCATAGGTAAATTTAATTTCATATGTTTTAAAAATGTTAAAAAGTGCTTGACTGAGGAAAATAATCAGATATAGCTTCATTTGTTCTTCTAATTTACATTATCATAACTATATTTTTTTCTTAAATATTTAATATGTTAATCAAAAAATAATATGGTTATTGCATTGCGGTTAATCTTTGGTTTTCTCTTCTTATTTTTCATCTTCATCATTTCCCTTATCATAAAGGAAAAATATAAGAACAATCAAATTAAATTGCTTTAATTGTTGCTCAAACCAAAAATGGTTCATATCTTTGTCGCACAAAACAAAATAAAATGAACAGGGTAACAAAATTTGAAGCAGATAGAAAGATTTGGTTATGTTCCGATACACATTTTGGGCATGCAAATATTTGCAGGGGAACATCCACATGGGAAATTTTGGATATTACCAGAAATTTCCAAACTTTGGATGAGATGAATGACCATATCCTCAACAATATCAACAGCATGGTTGGCACTGATGATATATTAATCCATCTTGGTGATTTCTCTTTTGGTGGCTTTGAAAATATCAGAAAATTCCGAGAACAGATAAATTGCCAAAATATATATTTGATTCTCGGAAACCACGACCACCATATTGAGAATAATAAGGAAGGCATTAGAAATTTGTTCTCGGATGTGAGTGAAAGCATGGTTTTGGAAAGGAAGTTCGAAGGAAAAACTTATCAATTTTTCATTTCGCACCTTCCAGTTTTCTCTTGGCCTAGCATGGGTCGGGGGGTTTTCCATTTGCATGGGCATACTCACCTATCAAAAGAATTAAGAGTTTCTGATGGTCGGTATATGGATGTTGGAATTGACGGGAACGATTTGAAACCCATATTGCTAGATGATGTTTTTGAGATGCTTAGATATAACAAAATTAAAAACCTTATATTACCAAAAGATCACCACATATGAAAATATTATATATTGTCAGAGGTTTACCCGGTTCTGGAAAAAGCACATTTGCGAAAAGTTTGGATTGCCCACATTTCGAAGCAGATATGTTTTTTACAACCGAAAATGGATATAACTTTGTTCCAGAAAAAATACGCGATGCTCACGATTGGTGCTATAACCAAGTCATGAATGCGATGATTGATGGCAATGAAAAAGTTGCAGTTTCAAACACGTTTACTCGCAAATGGGAATTTAAAAATTATATTGAGCTTGCGAAAGAACATAACTACATAGTTTTCTCAATCATTGTTGAGAATAGGCATGGTGGAATTAACGAACATAATGTACCTGATGATGTATTAACAAAAATGAAAAGCAGATTCGAAATAATGCTATGATAACCAAGGATATATTAATGCGGTATGTGGATAATGGTTTAATAGATTTTCAAACCCATGAAAATCTTGATTTGTCCATTTACAATTATACCCCCAAAACTCAATATGAAAAGTTTTGGGATAATGTTACATTAACATGCAGGGGTTTGGTAATGTCTGGTGATGTCATTGTTGCGCGTCCATTTCCGAAGTTCTTTAACTTCTCTGAGCATAGACCAGAAGAAATACCCAATTTGCCATTCGAGGTTTTTGAAAAAATGGATGGCTCGGCTGGCATATTGTTTTATTATTCTGGTGATTGGCACTTGGCAACCAGAGGTTCCTTCAAATCCGAACAAGCGATAAGAGGTAAAGCCATGTTGGATTCTTTGAACTTGTATCACAAGTTTGACCCTGCTTATACCTATATGTTTGAAATCATATACGATGAGAACGTAATTGTCTGCCGATACGATTTCGAGGATATGGTTTTAATCGGAGTGATAAGAACATCTGATGGTTATGAAATGCCATATTCTGAGTGGCCAAAAGGCTTCAGGACCGTTGAAAAGCATAACAATAAGAACTTGAAGGAACTATTGAATACATCTGCAATAGAATCCAACAGAGAAGGTTATGTTGTTCGTTTCTCAAATGGTTTTAGGGTTAAAATCAAAGGCGATGAATATGTTCGCTTGCACCGGATATTGACCAATGTTTCGACTTTAACCATATGGGAATACCTGAAGGATGGTTTGCCATTTGATGAAATATTGAACAATGTTCCTGATGAGTTTTACGATTCGGTAAGAAAGGTGAAAGAAGATTTGCTTACGCAATATTCCGTTATAGAGGCGGGCGCACTTGATGCGTTCGAGTCTTTGAGGGATTGTCCCGATAGAAAAACTTTTGCGAATTCGGCGAACACTACTTTTCCAAATTGTGCTTCTTTGTTGTTTTCAATGTTGGATGGCAAAGATTATTCAGGCAAAATTTGGAATATGATAAAGCCCGATTTTGAAAAACTTTCTTTTTGATTAAAAATGTGAATTATGAAATTAATAAATTTAAAAAAAGCGCATCCTTACGAGTTCAGAAATTATGTAATTAAGGAATATGACTTGGATCATTCGGTTATTAACAAAATGCAAAATGATAATTTTCCGAATGAAAGCGAATATTATATTTTTAAGGAAGAAAAAAGTGAAAATGGTGGCCTCTTGTGGAGGCTCACCATTCCTTTGATTGTGCCTTATGTGATTTTAACCGCTTTGTTTGTTATGCTGAGGTGGATTATTACCGGGGAAAGATATTTCAACCACAACAAAAGTTTTATAAAATTTCACAAATATTGGATGCGAAAGATTGATATTGATTGGATGTAAAAGATTGTGACATAATATTTATGTTAAAGTTCGCATAATGAAGAATTTGAGAGAATTTGTTAGAGCTACGGTGAGGGATGTTTTGAGGGAAAGCGACCTATTTAATGAAGTCAGATATATCAAAAGCAAAGACATTCATAAGGAAACGCCTTTAAAAGATACTGAAACAATTAGAGTTTATCATGGCTTCAATAAGTTTGATGATGCGGTTGATGTTTTAAAGAACGGACTATCAGGAAAAGAAAGGGCGAAAAGGATTTACTCATATGAAATGGGGAATAATCCTTATGGATTATTTGTTACAGTAGATTTTAATGTAATTAAACGTGGTGGTTTTGCTCATAGTGGCGTTATAATTGAATTTTCGACAAAGGTTAGTGATTTGGAAGCACCAGTTTGGGTTGGCGGTAGGAGTTATTTTATTCAAGGCGAATATGCCCATTCATTTAAAAATTTGGAAGAAAGAGAGCAGCAAAGATTAATCAATAGGCAGAGAGCCGGACAATCGCCATATGATTTCATCTCAAAATCAGATAGACCAGAATTGGCTGATACAATATTTGATAATCCAGAAAAGCAAGCATTATATATTGGTGATTTGAATCCGAATATGATAAAAGCTGTGTGGTACAACGAAGTTTTACACAAAGATAGAAGGATAAATGGCGACTGGGTGAGAATGAGCAGGAAAGAATTTATAAAAAAATTAAAAATTGATGCCGAAAGAAGCAGAAATTTAAGATATTTCCCTAATGATGAGTTTGATTTCGATGAGTTTGTCCAAAAATATTTTCGTGGGGATTATGAAAGTAGTTGGTTGGCGAGTTTCTTGGAGTTCCATGTGAATGAATATGATTTAAAAAATTCTGGTTTTTTCCCCAAGCAAATAAAAAAGTTCATGCAGATGAAAAGAGATGGTGAATTTGACAAATATATCAAATAATTATCTTATATACGGACGAAATAAGGTTGAGTGGCGGAACTAAACGCAGATGCGGGGGCTTTGCTCGTCGGCGAAATACCGTAAAAACTAATGGAGGGTTAGTCATTAATCAGTCCCCTTGCAGGTGGAAATCCTGCCTCAATCTTATTTTTAGTATTGTGATATAATTTAATAATATGAACATTAAAAAAATCATAAAAAATATTGTAAAAGAATATATTAACGAGAATAAAATCTTAATAAGTGATATTGATTTATATCATATTGCAAAATGGGGTTTGGAAGGTGAATACTCGACAAGTGCTTGCTGGGACGATGCTGAAAAAATTGAAGATGCCATAAAATGTGCTGTTGATGATTTTAAGTTGTTTTTATCAAAACCTTATCCTTTTGAATTGGGTAATATACCTAAAAAACCAATAATATATCGTTTAATTAGATTAAAAGATATAAAAGATTTGAATAGAAATAAATTAGGTAAAAGTTGGTTTTCGAATCCGAATCAAATCAATATGGTTGGATTTTTTGATATGTTGGATTATTTAAAACCATTTAAAAATAAAGATGGTGTAGTTTATATGGTTAAGGGGCAAACAACCAAAGACAATATAGACATGAAAAGAACTTTATGGGAGAGAAGCACACAATGGTTGGAAAATGAAATTGTAATAATAGATGATTCGAACATAAAAATATTATCTATTGATTTGCTTGCATAATATGAAATTGTTGCTTATCTTTGTAGAAAATTTAAAATCAACAAAATGAGCACAGCAAAACCTATTGTTCTTGTTAAAGTTCCCCAAGAATGGGAGAATGAATTAGTAATCAAGTTATATGACAAAGTGAATGGTTTGTTAAAATCAGAATATCACGTTTTCGTGTATAAACATTCAAATGATGACACGGAAATGAGATTTGAGGTTTTGAACAGCAATGAATCTGATATGCTTGATATAACGGGACTGAAAGTTGAGCTTCAGAATTTCATGATTGATTTAACGGGAAAAAAAATCGTAAGTGAAGTGGCGCGTGAACTTTCGCATTCACCCACGGATAAAGTTACAAGAGTAGAGGTTATTGATGAACATGGGCGCAGTTATACCAATTGGAAACCAAATAACAGGGTTGAATTGCAATTTCAGGATGAAGGAAGAACATTAAAGATTTTCATTTCTCAAAAATAAACAACAAATGTTTAATAAAACATATTATTACCCAAACACTAAAACATATAATGTTGATGAGGTTGAGTTACTTGAAAATTGTGATACTGGTCTTGCTTGTTTTAAATTTAAAGATGGAAAAATCAAAAAATGTCCAAAACAATCAATTGATGTCCTTTTTTTTAAAACATTTGGAGATGCCGCAAAAAAGCTGATTAGAAACTTGGAGATAAAAATTTCCGACGAAGTAGAGCGGATATCGGAATGCAATGAAAATATAACAAAGTTAGTAGCACATTTCGAAAGAATAGAAAAAGAGATTAAAAATAGCCGAGTGGCGCATTGGTAGCGCGTTGGTGAGCGTTTATTTGCAAGAGACAAAGGTAGGTGGTTCGATTCCACTCTCGGCATCAAAAAATACTAATATGAGCGGAGAAATTGAGATGGATGTTTGTGATTTTTGTCACAATGTAAAGCATGTTGAAAGAACAATTCTCAGGCCAACCAAATATGTTAAAACCGATTGGAGGAACAAAAATCCAGAAGATAAGGAATTATATAATCAAGGAAATTATTTCATAATTATCAGAACCTGCAACGAATGCGGAGTTCCAAAAATTGATTAACAATGAGAACAACAACATTAACTTTTTGTACAATTGCTCTACTTTTGTTTGGTTGCGAACAAGAACCAACAAAAGAAGTTAGAAATGAACATGGTTACATTTGTCCATTGATTTGGAATGAAATTCCAAAGAGATACAAATTCATCACCATGCACCGAGAAGAATATCAGGAATATGATAACGAAACGGATAAGGTGGTTACAAAAGTGATGCTTGTCGTCAACAATACAAAGGAGATGCCGGATTCATTATTCACAAAAAATGTTGGTTTCATTTGGGATATCAAAAACAACGAAAATCACAGACATGAATTTGTTGATTACAAATATGAGATTCTCGAAAACCACACAATCCGCCATACCCAAGACACGGTAATTGATGTTAGAAAATGTATCTGGAAACGCCCATAAAAATAAAACAATGAAAAACGATTTCAATTACGAGTTGCCAATAAGTTGGGATGATATTCCAGAAGAATATAAGTGGGTTGCTTTGAATATTACCTACGATTTTCCAGAAGGAAAAGAATATATGATAGGGGAAATTAGAGTGAGTTATGTTTTAAATGGCTTTAAAAAGATGCCATATCCATTGTTTGATGATGAGATAATTTGGGTCAGTGATGAACAAGAGTCAAATGAATATGAAATTAGATTTGATTTTTCTGATTCTGTGAGAATTAGAAAGCATATTCTTCAACATTTGGATGCAAATCAAATTGATATTGGAAAATCTTTGTGGCAAAGGCCATATAATGGCGATAGCCCCTCTATGAGGGAGATTGCGGAACAATTGTGGCGATTGTTAGATAGCATAGACACTATGTCCGATATATTTAAACCAACTCTGAATAAGCCAAACTCAACAATGGCTTTCTACAATAACGCACTAAAATATGCTGCTAAAAGATTTGACTTGTTAAAATCAGATGGTTACAAACTTTACACAAATGAAGAATTTGAAAACCTACCAAAAGTTGAAAGTAAAAATTTTCCTTTAGATAAGGATTTGGATGAAAACAAGCGCAATTCAGAAATTTCATAAGTGAACTACCCAACCACTGAAGATGGTTGGGGTTTACGCTCTTTTATATAAAAAAAGCATAAAATTTTTCAAAAAAAATTGCACTATCCAAAAAAACGCCGTATCTTTGTGGTGTTATTTTTACGAAACCATAAAACATTAAAGTATGCAACATTCGGTAAATTGGGTAGGTGAGCGACATGAGCAAGTTTCCGACATGCGTAAAGATGAAAAAAGATTTGTTAAATCTGATTTCGTCGAATTCGCAAAACAAAATCGCCAAAAATATTCCATTATCGAAAATGGAGATGATTTGTTGGTTAGCACTTTTTACTGCGGTGATTTGGTGAAAGATTATATTAAAACTTTAAAATAAAACACAAAGCCATGAAAAACCACTTTGATTACGAAATGCCTTTGAGCTGGGATTTAATTCCAAAAGAATACAAGTGGGTGGCTTTAAATAAGCGCAACCATTATATTCGGGGCGCAGAAATGGGTTTAATATATATTGTGAGCGCATTCAAAGGAATGCCATTTCCTTTTGTCGCAGAACCGTACAATGAAATCAAGTGGTTAAGCGATGACCCAGATAAAAATTACGAACATCACATTGCATTTGAACCGGAACAAGAAGAAGAGATTAGATTGCGAGTCCTGAAGCACACTGGGGGTCGAAAAATTGAATTTGGGAAAGCTATATGGCAAAGGCCATAATATAAGTTATTTTTGGGGGTCGGTTGGCGAAATGGCCTTATAAAGCATAGGCGCTCCCAATCATAGGGGAAACAGGAATGTATAACACTGTTAGGGGTTCGAGTCCCCTGCCGACCCCTAAAATAATGTATATTTTACGATGTAAAAGAAGAACATATGAAAAAAGAAGATTTTGAACAAAGGGGTTGGAGATTTAGTTATGAGTTTGGCAACGTAATGAACTTTGAAAAAGGTGATATATGGAAAGACGATGGACAAGGTGCCTTTTTATATTTAGAAACAAAAAAAACTGAATATGAAACGGACGGTAAAAATTATTCACTCAACACATACACAGTAATACTTACAACAACAGATAATGGATTTAATCAAGACGGGCCAAATCATTCTGTTAAGTTTAATGGTGAATGTAATACTATGAATGAATTTGATATGATTTGTAAAATGATTAAACTCAAAATCTAAAATAACATTAAAAAAATATAGCCAGATAGCGAAAACGGCAGACGCGCAGCAAAGGCTGGTCAGCATTTATGCCTCCGCAGAAGTAAGAGGATTTGTTAACGGAAGAAGCTACTCGCCTTAAATGGCTGGGTCCGCTTATGGAGTGAGCGTTTGTTAACTCAACCGAAGTTAAGTGGAGTTTGCTGGTTCGAATCCAGCTCTGGCTACAAACATAAAAGGTGCATCACCATAAGGTTCGAATCCTGCGTCTCCACAAGGGGGCGTGTAAGTGGTGTTAAATGTGATCGGGGGAAAACAGCCTTATTATTAATCATTAAAAAAAAGACTTGTATATGTAATTTTTGTAAACATCCGGAAGAGTGGCAGAGCTGGTTTATTGCGGCAGTCTTGAAAACTGTTGTACTGTAAAAGGTACCGGGGGTTCGAATCCCTCCTCTTCCGCTTTTTTGTTAGCCACACCCAACCTGATTAGATAACCGTTTTTAATTAGATTAATATGGAACTCAAAAATGAATTTGATTACAATTTTTCGCTTAATGTTGATGAAATTTTAAGTGATTCTAAAATAAATTTTAAATTTAAATATATTACGGCAGAATGTGTTAAACTAAACGGAATTATTCATAGTATATTCATTATGGCCCATAAGAAGAAACCATATGCTGGTAATAGTCTTTTAAAAGACCTGCAATGGTTTTCAGACGATACAAAATTAGTAGTTAATGTCATAAATGACTATAATGTTGAATTTAGTAAATTCATATCGGAATTACATCCAAATGTTAAGGATATTTCAGATGTTAGTTTTGGAAAATGTGTTTGGCGAATTAAAAAACAAAAAAAATGAAAAGGCCAAAAATTCATATTGTTAATATTCACGGAGAAGATTTTGGAGTTAAAAATGTTGAAGGGGTTCATTGGAATGAAAATGGCAATATTGATATGTTGTATGTTGATTTCATGGAAATTTACTCTGACTTCATGCTTATGAGGCGCGATGCTGCAACTGATTCTTTCATGAACACGCATAGGAACTTAATAGGTAAATTAATAATTGATTGATATGATGCGGGGAAAATGCGATGATTGTGGCAAAAAAGCTACAAGCGAATGGTTGGTTCAATGTGAACTACCCAACCACTGAAGATGGTTGGGTTTTCGGCAGTTTTTATATAAAGGAGTTGCACACACTTTAAAATTCTGCGGTGAATGCGAGCCAAAAAGGATTACCCCCGAATTGCAGAAGATATATGGCTATACAAAAACGCGCAAAAACAAACACAATGACATATTTTGAAAACAATTGGGGCTATAAATGCCCAATTGCTTTAGAAACTATTCCAGATGGAGTAAGGTTTATTACTGCTGAACTTGGCGAGGGAAGCGGAGTTAGTGCATCAAAGATTCTTATGCAATATTTTGTAGATAAGCCTTATTCTTTTGTAAGCACGAGAAATCGTCCGTGCATAAGAATAGATGAAATTCGATGGTCCTCTGATTATAAGAGCTGTTATGAAGTAGTAATTGAAGGTGATTTTTTACAAGTTGCATTATCTGTTATCAATAACGGATATGAGCCGTTTTTTGGTAAATGTATCTGGGAAGTTCCATCGCAAAAATTAACCACTTACGATAGTTATCTGAAGCTTAGTACATTTGATATTTCGGCTGTTGGTGTTGATAATTTATATCGGGAGGTTGCAAAAAAAATTATTCAAGAAATGCCTATGGATGAATTAAACAAAATATTTCAATTAAAAATGGAGGATGGTGTAGAAGATAAATACACAAAAATTATCCGTTGTTCGATAAAAATATAAATACCCATGGTTGAAATAATAATTTTAACAATTTCGCTTGCTATTATATATAACATCTACCTCTACTCAAGAGGAAAGTTAGCTTATCAACTTGATTGCACTGCGGACGACAAACGTTACTTAGTAAATGAATTTGGTAAAAAATGTCCAATCGACATAGAAAAATGGAAGGACGATGAAAATTATTGCACTGTTGATTATGATGGTGGTGTTTATTTTTGGAAAGATAAACCTAAGTTTTTGGTGTATAGTAGTATGAAAATTAAGGGAATTTGGTTTTCTGAAGAGGGAGGTAAAAGATATTATTGCCATTACGGACAAAAATTAGCAGGCTGTCAAATGTATATTTGGAAACGACCCGATTAAAATATTGAAATCAGGATAAACATTTTAACAAAAGTAATAACAAATGAAAAATAACTTGGAGGATAAAGAGATTCTTTCCGATGAAATGTTAAATGCAATTGATATTATTATCAAAAATGTACCAACTGCTGTTTTTGGTGGTTCAATAGCTTTAAATGCGGTGGGTTTAATTAAAAGAAAAATATCTGATATCGATTTGTTTTTCCATCGGACTGATAGTTTAAGCGAAAACGGATTTATTCAAGAAGCTAACGGAAAAATATTGTCGGATACTGTCACAGACGTAAACGGAGATTCAATTCAACGCACTGGCGCAATAATTGCTGGCGTTAAAACTTGCTGCTTCAAGGTTTCAACTGAAGAATTGCAGCATTCAAAGGTGCGCTTTCTTGGTCGTGAAATTCGCATTCAGAATGTAAATTATGCAATCATGGCTAAGATTTCATACTCCGATAAGAACAATAAGCATAAAGATGATTTGAAAAATATTGAAGCAACATTTAAGGAATATTTTTAATTAAAAAAAATGAAAGACAAATCATTCAAAGAAGCAAGAATCATGAAAGATGATGATGTAAAATGTTTGTGGATAAGAACTTAAAACAATATGGCAAATTACTTAATTCGCATCAAGAGAAAAACAGAAGATGATTATATTTTTCATGCAACATTGGAAGCAAATCCAAGTAGGGAAGATATTCTTGATTTGATTAAAAGAGAGCAAATAAAATATGATGATAAGCATGAAACCTTTGAGGTTTTCTTTGCTCACCCCCCTTTCCTTCTTGAATGCCCCATACCGGAAAATAATTTGCCGGGTGAATCCAACTTTTGCACCATTGATGATGTTGGAAATGTTTCATTCTTTGTAAACAAGCCAACATTTGATGAGGAAAATAATGATTGGAATGGTGATTGCGTTGGTTCTTCTGGAGTAACATCCATTGATATTGATTCACGATTTTTAATTTGGAAAAAAGGATATAGCAGAAATTTGTTAAATATTTCATTATGAGCATTCAAGAGGCACTTAAAGTTATGGACAACTATCTTCTCCATCAAAAGGACGCGACAAATCCATCACCATCAAAAGATGTTATAAAGAAAGCATTTGATATTTTGAACAAAGAGAAGCAAAGAATTGTTATTTTAAATATATCACAAGGCATTTTGCCTTTATCTTCAACACTTTAAAAATAAAAGCATGAATTTTTTGGACAGATTGCATGAAGAACAACTTGATTTAAAAAACAAGGTTTACAAGTTGAGAAATTACATCAACACGCAGCCATACAACGAGCTGGATGAAACGCAAAAGAGCTTATTGACCATTCAGTTGTCCGCGATGGAGACTTACTCAAAATGCCTTTCTGAGCGTTATGGACATATCAAAGATAAACATTTAAAATCCGTTTTGGGTGTTTTAATTAAAGACCAGAGATGCAATGAAACCCGATTGTTGGATATGATTTCCAATGCTTTTGAGACTGATATCAGATATGATATTGCGAGGGAATGGTTGGGGTATATGGTTGAGAATGGTTGGGTTGTTAAAAATGGTGAACATTATATTAAAAACATATAACATGGCAAATAACTGTTATGAATGTCCATATCATGAGAAAGTAGGCGAAAGTTCCACCTGCAATTTGTTGAGAGAAGATGTTTTTAAAATGTTTGTTGCATCAATGATTAAAAATTCCATCATTAAGAATATCTCAGATTTTGATGGAAATGAAATTATCAGATTTGACCCAATTGGTTTTGAAATTGGTGATTTCTTTTGGCCCATCAACTACAATCCACTTTGGGTAACTTGTGAGGTAGATGTAAACAAACAGGTTGCAGATATTAAAATGTCATTGGCAATAAAATAACAAATTTAAAATGATAGAATATGTTTACATTATTGATAATGACAGGACAGGTTTTTACTATATTCCTTATGCTGGATCCATGCCTTTGCATGGAACGTTAGATTCTTCTATTGATGAAATAGGAGGAAATGTTGTAATATGCTCGAACAAAAAAGATTGTTACGAGTTAATTTGTAAGAATACGTTTGGAGAAACGTTTTAACTAACAACAAAAACAGATTAACATGAATCTTGAAAATTTTAAAATGATTATTGATAATCACAAGGTATCGAGGAAAAACTTGGATTCAATTGGTTTGCAATTGGAAGAAATGGAAAAGAATCTTGAACAAGCAACAAATGACTTTGAAACTTGGGTCGATTTCTTTTTGAAGACCAATTATAATGAAGAGCAAATAAGTCAAATTTATTACTTCATTTATGACTGTGATTACGGAAGAACCAACCCCAATCTTCGGGGATTTATTTATTTCAAAAATATTGAGGAACTGTTTGAATATTTGAAAAACAACAAAAATGATTAACAAAAAAACATTACTCTTTATTATCGTTTGCCTAATTTCCACAAGCATTTTTTCGCAAGGCACATATGTGGTTAATCGTCGTGGTGTGAAGTGCGGAGCGGCAGTTGAGATATGGCCACAAAACGCAAAATGGCTTTTCAAAGATTTCTCTGGGCAATATTGCGGTTCACCCAGAAAACCAAAGAAGAGAAGCTACCAGAGATGTTACAGTTGGAAGAGGCCGAGAAAACGTTGAATTAGGTTAATATAATTTGAGGGGGTGACGAAAGTCCCCCCTTTTTTGTTAATAATTTTCTGTTACATATTCAAACTCTTCTATTGCTTGACGGGGCAAAAGGGGTGATGCTTCATCGTTCTGTAGTGGAAAGCCTTTGTTTCGGCTTTACTTATTTGGGCGAAGTGAGGGTAAAACGAGTGAATCAAAGGGTAAACCCCGCAGATAAGGGATATAAGCGAAATAATAAGCAACAAAGTAAGGGTGAAATATTTAGGGTTTTACTTTGTTGGGGTTCGCTAATACAGTAGTTATATGCAATGCTACGTTTCTACTTCGTATTAAGTTTTGTGGTTATAATCTTTTTGTTTTATTTTTTACCCACATTTTTATGTGCATAATTCCACAAATTTAATAATTCATTTTCAGATTGTGGAATCATTTTATGGAATTTATTATTTAATTTCCTTGCATATTCTCTATTATAAACACCAATTAATTTTAATCTATTTGCCTCTGATTTATCTAAATAAATTTCATTACCAAATCCTCTTGAAACCTGTCTTAATGATTTTGGGTTTAATTCACTTGCATCAAATAAAGCAACATAATTTCTTTTTATTTCTTTTTTCCAAGTTCTTGGATTTGTGTTATAGTAATTATCCCAATATTCTAAATCACCAGTTACCATTAAATCACCATAATTTTCGCTGTTAGTTCCATAAGCCACTGAAGACATATCTCTTGGTGAAATTTTATCGCTTATTTTAAAATCCTTATTATCTGTTATGTGCCAATAATATCCGTGATTTAGTTCAATAGAATACCACCTTGAAAACTCTTTAAAATCATCGAATTGTTTTGCAAATTTAACTAATGAATTTAATGGAAACTTATTATAATCCTTGATAGTTTCTTGTTCATTAAGATATTCTCTAATTGTGGTAGCAATAAATTTGCGTAGTTCCATATTATTAAATAGTTTTAATCTATATATAAATATTAAAATTTTAATTTCCCACCCACAAAAAATAAAACAAAAAGATTCATCTTTCGTATCAACATTTATACTTTAAAATGGATTTTTTTAAAAAAATTTTTGATTATCAAAGATTCTTTTTATCTTTGTCGCGTTATAAAAGAATAGCAAAAATGCTGCTGTATCCCCTCAAGCTTATATCTTGTAGAAAGGGTAACTGGTCACATGTGGGTTCAAGTCCCTCCAGCAGTACTAACTTAACAATAACATATATTCAAATGAATCTAAAACATTAAAAAAAATGAAATTACCACAAATTAATGATGACGCCTTAAAAATCCTCATAGAAGATTTTCACGCCGAAAATCTTGTGGGTAAATTCAGCAATGAAAATTCTGAATTTGTCAAGGAGATAATAAGGGATTTTGTGAAAAACTATCTCTGGGGCACACCAGAAGTGTTTAAAAAGCAATAAAATGGTTAGTTACATGAAAGTAGGACAGAATCAATCAGTTTGGAGGGATGAAAAGGGAAGGGTAGTAGCCATCAATCTTGGTGCTGATGACTACTATGAGCATGAACAGGGCATAAAGGCAATCAACATCATGTTCCATATCAACCCTCCAGATTTCCGAATCAAGAGCTTTCCCCTCCATGAAAATGGTGAAACAATGCTCAGAGCAAATCTGAAAGGGTTCACATTAAGCGGCAATAAAATATATGGCATTGCTCTTTTCTCAACTCCAACAAAAGAAACATTTCATAAATCATTTATTAAATATCACATGAAAGATAGCATATTATTTGGTGCTTGGGATGAGGCTCGATTCACCTTTTTATCCACGGACAAAAAGCTAGTTTCCGATATCTGGGAGGCATTTAATAAACTGGATGTTTCCATGTGCATTGAAAAAACCAATGGCGAGAGAAATGGTGGACTAATAATCGCCATTACATCCAGAGTTCTTGATGTGGTTAAAAATATGCCATCTAATTTGGGAAAACAAGATGATATTTTAAATTTCATAAGAAATAATGAAATAATATGATAGATAATTTCAA